CGAAGTGTGCGACCGGATGCTGGCCGGCGAGGATTCTTACGTCTACGCCGGGTACAGCGGCTTCAAGCCGTCGCCTATGCCCGACAACTGGCTGCGGGGGATTCTCTGATGCGTTTCCTGTTGGCATTTATGTTCGTGATGGTTGGCTGCGTTGCTACGCTGCCTGGCGATAGCAGCGTCACCGCTGACCTGGCTGCGGAGACGGCCCGCATGGTCGTGCAGATGCGGCAGGAGATCCCGCCGACGCCTGCGCCGCCGAGTGACGGGAAGTGCACGAACTGCGAAGGACGTGGATACGTTGGTGATGGTCGAGTCAAGGTGAAGTGCCAGCCGTGCGACGGGACAGGGAAAGCGAAATGACCATCCACGACCTCGACTCATACGTCTGGGAACGACTGCCGAGGCTCCAGCGGACGCTCGCGGGACGCTACATCGTCGGCCGCGTTGTCCGCCGTGCTGTCCGCACGTGGCCCGTGCCGGTGCTCGAACAGTGCAACTCTGGCGAAGCCGAGGTTGTCGGCGTCCATCTGGCTCGCAGCCTGGAGCGTCAGGCCCGCCAGGAGTTCGGCGTGGGCATCCTGCTCACGCTCGTGTTGTCGGCGGTCATTTCCGAGGTCGTGAAAATCCTCGTCCGTTGGTGGCTTGAGCGGCAGGAGAATCAGGCCGACATGCGGGTTCTAGTTCGAGAGGCTTCGCACCATGACTGACGCCGCACGTGAGACGATGTTCGACCTGCTGTCGAAGTACGGCTTCCCGTCCCTGGTAGCCGTGTTTCTGGCATGGTTCATCCGCACCGACCTGCTGGTGCCGCTGCTTGACGAGCACCGTACTACAGTCAAGGAACTGCGGGAGACGCAGAAAGAGATTGCCAAGGCGATCACCGAGCAAACGAAGCTGCTCTACGCGATGCAGCCGAAAGCGGAGAAGTAACCCATGGCATCCTACGACCAGACGCCCGGGACGCTGAACCTGTCCTTTGCTCGCGGCGATGACTTCTCGACGCTCATCGACTTCTCGATTGGCATGGCTGGCTACACCGTCACGGCTGGCATGACCTCATTGGTGAGCCACACAGAGGTTCAGCCGTTCGCGGTGTCGTTCGTTTCGGCGACCGCTGGCCAGGTGAATATCAGCCTGACCGACGCACAGACGGCGGCACTGGCTCGCGGCACATACGGCTGGCAGATGCGATGGACTGAGAACAACGCCACGCGAACGGCTCTCACCGGGGTTGTCGAGGTACTCTGATGCCGATCAACGCAACCGTCAGCGGCGGGCAACAGATCACGGCGAGCGTCGGCGAGACGCAGATCGACGTTTCGGTGTCTGGTGGCGTCGGGCCTACGGGTACGGCTGGAGCGGCTGCGTCCGTGGCGGTCGGCACCGTGACCACGGGTGCGCCGGGCAGCTCGGCCTCGGTGGTGAACGCTGGCACGACATCGGCGGCGGTGCTGAACTTCACGATCCCGGCTGGGGCGACGGGGGCGCAAGGCGTCCAAGGGCCGCAAGGCATCCAGGGGATTCAGGGCGTCGCCGGTGCGAAGGGTGACCAGGGTGAACCGGGGATCCAAGGCCCGGCCGGCGTCGCTGGCCCGCAAGGTGCGAAGGGTGACCAGGGTGAACCGGGGATCCAAGGCCCTGCCGGGGCTGCCGGGGCTGCCGGTGCCACCGGCCCGCAAGGCCCGCAAGGCGATCCCGGCGTCGTGTCTGCCACGGCCCCGATCACCTACTCGTCGCAGACGGTCGGCATCTCGGTCGGCGCGGGGCTGGCGACCTCGGGCGGCTCGCTCGTCGTGTCCTACGGCACGACCAGCGGCACGGCGTGCCAAGGCAACGATGCCCGCCTCTCCGACTCCCGCACGCCAACCGCCCACAAGTCGAGCCACGCGACTGGCGGTACCGACGCTCTCACGGCGAGCGACATCGGCGCGGCGGCGGCCTCGCACACCCACTCCGCAGCCGACATCACATCCGGCACCGTCGCCACGGCGAGGCTCGGCAGCGGGACGGCGGACGCGTCCACGTTCCTTCGGGGTGACGGCATATGGGCTGCGGCTGGCAGCACAAATGCCAGCGACCTGACCACCGGCACGCTCGCAAACGCCCGCCTGACCGCTCGCGCGAGGGCGGCTGTCAACGTCTTCAACTGGTCCACATTTCGATAGGAGCAATCATGGCCGACAATCCAGCCTTCGCCGTCACGCCGCGTCTCGCATCCGTCAACATCGCCACCGCGAATACCAACCGCGACGGGACTGGGACCGTTGCCACGTTGATCACCGGAGCCAGCACCGGGACGCGAATCGCTGAGATCGTCATCAAGGCCCGCGTTACCACCACGGCGGGTCAAGTGCGGGTGTTCCTGCATGATGGAACGAACTTCTTCTTCTTCGATGAAATCGCGGTGGCGGCGGCTACGCCGTCGAACAGCGTGCAGTCCACTCGCGTGAGCACCACCTACAACAACCTCGTGCTGCCGAGTGCGTCGTGGTCGATCCGCGTCAGCACGCACAACGCGGAGAGCATCGACGTTACGGCGCTTGGGGCCGACCTGTGAATCCCGGCATCCTGACCAGCGGGTACGCGCCGCCGCCGATGCCGTATGGGTTGCTCGGAACCCCGACGCCGGTGCCGATGGCAGGCATTCGCGACTTTGACCCACGCAGCCTGGCCGGTTGTGTCGCCTGGTGGGACGCCAGCGATTCGACAACTATCACGCTCAACGGCGGAAACGTCAGCGAGTGGCGCGACAAAAGCGCGAATCGCTTTCACCTCACGCAGTCCACGGCGGCGAACCAGCCGCAGTATTCTGCAACAATCAACGGGCGGAATACGATTACCTATTTCGCTAACTCAACGCATCGCCTTATCAACACATCGCTGACAGTGCCAACGCCGACCGTGTTTGCGGTGTGGCGCGTGCGATCAAATTACAGTATCGCCGGCAACCGTGCACCGGTTGTTTTTGATACTCACTCAACTGGTGGCGGAAGGTGTGTGCTGTTTTTTCTAGAAAACTCATCGTCTATCGTGGCGTTTAGTCGCGGCGAAGCCGGCGCAGGCTTTGCATCAGCGACAGGTGTTTTCGGCGCGACGCTAGTTTCTGCCGCCGAATCGCGTGCAGGAGTGGGGAGTCTGTGGGTGAACGGTTTGAATCGCACCACTGCAATACAAACCGGACAAAATGGCTTCCTCGGAATCAGCGTTGGCAACCTACGAGGCAATCCAAGCCCACTTGTTACGGGCTACAACTTCGACGGCCAAATCTGTGAACTCATTGTTTACTCGTCCGCGTTGCCTGTGACGCAGCGGCGAGCCGTTGAGCGCTGGCTCGGGTCGCGATGGGGAGCCAATGTGGTATGAGATACTTCCGCTCCCTATTGGCTGTGTACGTTGACATCTGCCGCCAACTGGACGCGGCATATGGCTATCCAAACGCCGAGACAAAAACAGAGCGGGCTCTGCCGCTGGCGACCGATTTACCGTCCGACTCACAGGGGCGAGTCTATCTGGCGATCTCTGCGAACTACTGCGATTTCATCCTACCGTCGCAAATGCTGCCGGCATTGCTCGCCACCGGTGACGTCGAAGAGATCACCGCTGCCGAGTACCAGGCGGCGATTGAGCAGCCCATCCCATGACGCCCCCCACCCCTGCCGCCGTGCTCCTGGCCCACGGCCGCTGCTGCGGACGGCGATGCGTCAACTGCCCGTATACGCCGAGGTGGGTGGCGGGGGCGAAGGAGGTGAAGTGATGCCAGCACGGATCCCGACCTACCGCCCGCCGCGTCTACGCTCCGCGTCCATCCAAGAGCAGCGGCCCAACGCCGCAGCACGCGGCTACTGCGACAAGCGACACAAGGCGTGGCGGATCGCGGTGCTGACCCGCGACGCGTGGCAGTGCCAGGACTGCGGGCGAGTCTGTGCCGACAAGCGGCAAGCCCACGCGGACCATCGCAGCCCGGTCGTGCATGGGACCGAGGTCTGCCAGGATGGACGCTCGCGGTATGACGTGGATGGCGGGCAGTGTTTGTGCCACGGCTGCCACAACCGAAAGACGGCAGGGGAATGATTGCACACGAAGTGGGCAGCGGGTGCGCGATGGGAGGGCGGGGGAAGCCTTGCCGGGCACGTCTGAGGAAAACCCGATGTAGCGATAGGGGGGGGTGGGCGTAGGTAACACCGTGGGGGTAGGGCTGCCGCCGCCTCCAGCCTTTTCAGCCGCAAAAAACGGCATCCACTCTTGAGGTCAAGCCCATGGGGCGACGCGGTCCTAAGCCAATTCCGACGCCGCTGAAAATCCTGCGAGGAAATCCCGGCAAGCAGAAGCTCAACGCAGACGAGCCGCAGCCGCCGGCTGACGGCGTTTCCATGCCGCCGCACCTGGGCGAAGTGGCTGCCGCCCGATGGCGTGAGTTGCTGCCCATGCTCCAGGCCACGCGAGTGATGACTCGCGCTGATGTCGAGGCTCTGGCCCGGTACTGCGACACCTACGAATGGTGGCTTGCCACCCGTGCGAAACTCAAGAAAGAGGGCGACACGTACCCGATTCTGAACGACGGCGGCGAAGTGAAGTACATCGCCCAGCGTCCAGAGGTCTCGATTGCCCACAAGCTCGCCGGGCAGTTGCGGCAACTGGAGTCTGACTTCGGGCTGTCGCCTGCCGCTCGCTCGTCGCTGAAGGTGGAGCCTGATGCCAAGGCGGAAAGCGCAATCGACAAGTTCCGTGCCCTCCGCGATGCCCGCAAGGCGTCTGGCTGAAGCGGTCGCTGGCTACCGCTACGAACAAGACGCAGCAGATCTGGTGATCGCGTTCTTGGAGTCGGTGTGTTGCCACACCAAGGACTCCCCGACCGCGAAGGCCGGCGAGCCGATGCGTCTTTTGGAGTGGCACAAGCAAGACGTTATCGAGCCGCTCTATGGCTGGCGAACCGAGGAAGGGCTGCGCCGGTATCGCCTCGCGTACCTCGAGGTGCCCAAGAAAAATGCAAAATCGACTTTGCTCTCGTGCCTCTCCATCTGGCACTTACTCATGGAGGGCGAGGGCGAACTAGGCTGCATCGCAGCGAAGGACCGCAACCAGGCGGCGATCATCTTTGATGAGACGGCTGCGATGGTGAAGCGGTCGCCGGAATTGGCGGCGTCGCTCGAGGTGGTGGATTCTCGCAAGACGATTGTCTGCCAGCAGACCGGCTCGTCTATGCGTGTTATCTCGCGTGATGCCGGGGCGGCGGAAGGCCCGTCGTATTCGTTCGTCTTCTGTGACGAATTGCATGCCTGGCCTGACCGCCGTCTTTTTGAAGCCCTTCGCTATTCGGGCCGATCGAGAAAGGAGCCGCTGCTTTGCACGATCACGACGGCCGGCGACCGTCGCGACACGATTTGCTGGGAGCAGCACGAGTACGCCGAACTGACCATGGCCGACCCGAACTACGATCCCCGGTTCTACGGGAAGATTTTCGGGGCGAAGACTGACGGGACGGAGGACTATTTCGACCCAGCGACCTGGCGGCGGGTGAATCCCGGCATGGGTATCACCATGACCGAGGAAGCGTTTGCGGCTGACGCTCGCGAGGCGAAGAACAAGGCGACAAAGCTCAACGGCTGGCTGCGGTATTCGCTGGGAGTGTGGACGGAAAGCACGAACAGGTGGCTCGACCCTGAGAAATGGGCCGCGTGTTCGTCTGGGCCTCGCACGCCGTTTGCCGGGCGGAAGTGCGTCCTGGGGATGGACTTGTCGAAATCGACCGACTTGTCCGCGATGGTCGCTCTCTACCCGTGCGAGGGTGACGAGTTCGAGGTGGATGCGATGTTTTGGGCTCCCCGCGACCTCATCATGGAGCGGGAGCGAACTGACCGCCAGCCGTTTCAGCACTGGGTGAACCAGGGCTATATCACGGCGACCAGCGGGAACATCATCGACCACTCCCAGATTCGTGAATACGTCTTGGAATACGCCAAGACGCACGACGTGCAGGAGGTCTTCATGGACCTCTCGGGGGCTGTGCAGTTGGCGGTGGAACTGCAAGGAGCGGGGCTGAAGGTGGCAGGATGGTCACAAGGGTTTCGCGGCATGAGTTCGCCTACGAAGCGGCTCGAGTCGCTAGTCCTGCAATCCAAGATCCGGCATGGCGGGAATCCCGTGCTGTCTTGGATGGCTGCGAACGTGACCGTGGAGATGAACGCCTTTGAGGACGTGCGGCCGGTGAAGAAGAAATCAACGGGCCGCATCGACGGCATCGTTGCGCTCATCTTCGCGTTGGGCGGCCTGGAGTCTTCGAAGATCACGAACAAGCCTGCCGCTGAACCCTCCATCCTCATCCTATGATCGCCCAAAACAACCGCATTCTGTGGCTGCCCGAGAGTGACGCCCGGCACTTCGACTATGAGGCGGGCGGCTGGGGCGGCGGCGGTCGCAACCCGTCTGGGGTGAAGGTGGACGCCGAGACGGCGTTGCGTTCGACGGTGGTGCTGGCGTGCATCCGCGTGCTGTCTACGTCGGTCGCCGGGTTGCCGTTGCATCTCTATCGGCGACTGGCTGGCGGTGGCAAGGAGGTTGCCCGCGAGCATCCGCTGTATCGGCTTCTCCATTCGCAGCCGAACTCGTGGCAGACGAGCTTTGAGTGGCGTGAGCAACTCATGCTGCACCTGCTGTCGCACAGTGAAGCGTATAGCGAGAAGGTCTACGCCAGCGGTCAACTCAGCGAACTCGTGCCGTTGCACCCGTCGCGGATGAAGCCCGAGCGGATTGAGAACGGGCGGCTTCGCTACAAGTACCGCGAGGATTCTGGCGGCACGACGACCTATGCCCAGGATGCGATTCTGGTCGTGCGGGGTATGAGCGATGACGGCGTGAACGGGATGAGCATGGTCGAGTTGGCCCGCGACGCCATCGGGCTGGCGCGGGCGTGCGAGATCCACGGGGCGACGTTCTTCGGCAACGGTGCCCGGCCGGGCGTGATCCTGACTACCGATCAAGTGCTGTCGCCCGAGGCGGCGGAAAGCACGCGGAATCAGTGGGAGCGGGTCCACGGTGGCGGGCCGCAGCGGGCGCACCGTGCCGCTGTCTTGCAGGGCGGGCTCAAGGTCAACGAACTGGGCGGCAATAACCAGGAGTCGCAGTTTCTTGAGGCCCGGCGGTTTCAGGTCGAGGAAATCTGCCGCATCTACGGCGTGCCGCCGCATCTCGTGGGCGACCTCTCGCGTTCGTCGTTCTCGAATATCGAACAGCAGTCGCTCGACTTCCTCACGAACGGGCTCACGCCATGGCTGCGGCGCATCGAGTCGGCGATCACCCGCGACTTGCTGGAAGGCGATGACGAATACTTCGCCGAGTTCGACACCCGTGGCGTGCTGCGGGCCGATGCCGCTGGTCGGGCGGCGTTCTACCAATCGCTCTGGAACATGGGCGTGGCGAGCGTCAACGAGTTGCGGTCATGGGAGAATCTGAATCCCGTCGATGGCGGTGACGTGCGGTTCGTGCAACTCAACATGACCACGCTGGACAAGGCGGCTGCGGTTCCCGAGCCGATCCCGGCGGCGGTGGTCGAAGAGGTTGTGGTCGATCAGACGGCTCCCTCGCCGGAACCGGCTGCGGACGCCGAGCCGCAGGTGGCCGACGTGTCGCTCAACGGTGCCCAAATCGCGGGGCTGCTCGCGATCCTGCAGGCTGTCAGCACAGGCGTCTTCACTAAGAGCGGTGCCGCTGCAGCGGTCGCGGCAGCCTTCCCGTCCATGCGTCCCGAGCAGATCGACGCCATCCTCGCGGGCGTACCGGAAACGCCGGTGCCGAGTGCCGTGCCCGAGGCGGCCCCGCCAGTCGAGCCGCTGGGCCGCTCGCTGCCCGAGGCTCGTGCCTTGACGATCAGCATCGACTTCGACCGCACGTTCGCGGCCGACCCGGCATTGTGGGGCGAGTTTGCCCGCAAGTCGGTCGCCGACGGCAATACGGTCGTGATGATTTCGCGTCGCCCCGAGGAAGATCGCCAGGTGGTGACCGACACGCTGGGCGAGTACGCCGATGCGTTCTCCCAAGTGTTGCTCGTGGGCGGCGACACGCTCAAGGCCGACGCGGCTGCGGCGGCTGGCATCGACGTAGACGTGTGGGTGGATGACAGCCCGCAGACGATCACGGACGAACCGGCACCGGCGCCGAAGAAGCGGAGCCGCAGGAAGAAGACCGATGGCGAGGTATGACCACATCGACTTCACGCCCCCGGCGGGCGTGCGAGAGGAGGCAGCAAAGGGGCTGGCATGGCGCGGCGAGTTCGGCCGAGGCGGCACGGCAGTCGGCGTTGCCCGAGCGAGAGACCTGTCGAACGGCACGAACATCAGCCCCGAGACGGCGAAACGGATGGCGAGCTACTTCGCCCGGCACGAGGTGGACAAGCAAGGAAAGGGCTACCGCCCAGGCGAGGACGGCTTTCCATCAGCCGGCCGCATCGCCTGGGCGCTTTAGCTCTGGGGCGGCGACCCCGGCCAGGCGTGGGCGAATAAACTGACGCGGCAGATTGAAGCCGCAGACAACGAGGGCAGGAGCATCATGGGCAACATCGAGCGACGTTCGCTGGCGATTGACGAGGTGGAGTCGGCGGTGCCGCTGCTCACGGTCGAGAGCCGCAGCGAAGACGGTTCCGAGCGGGAGTGGGTTGTCGGCTACGCTGCCAAGTTCGGCGTTTTGAGTTTGGACTTGGGAGATTTTGTGGAAAGGCTGGACCCCGGTGCGTTCGGCATCGTGGTGGAGCGTCGCGGGCGGCGTCGCCCCCTGGAGACGCGGGCGCTCTGGAATCACGACCCGAACTATCCGCTGGCTCGCTACCCGGGCACGTTAAAGCTCACCGTGGACGAGGTAGGGCTGCGGTACGAGTTCCCCGTGCCAGACACGTCCTACGGGCGGGACTTGGCTGCAAATATCCAGGCTGGCATCGTGCGGGGCTCGTCATTCTCGTTCACCGTCCCAAGCGGCGGTGAGTCGTGGAGCCAGGAAGACGGCCGCAGCGTCAGGACAATTTTGGCCGTCGATTCTTTGCTGGACGTTTCCCCAACGACGTTCCCGGCCTACCCGGACACGGACGTGAAGGTTGCCCAGCGTTCCTATGATGCGTTCCGCCAGGAGCAGCGGCGACACGACGAAGCCCGCAAGCACCTTGCAAACCGGGCCGCTTTCTACCGCGACGTTCTGAGGCAGCATGGCCGCTAGTGGCGATTCGTGCCCGAAGTGTCGTGAAGGCCGCTTGACGGTCGCGTCGAGCGTCCGCAGCGGTGAGTACCAGACTCGCTATCTGCGATGCACGCGGTGCAGTTGCACCGACAAGCAGGTGATCCATGCGGGCGAGATTCGCCGCGTGAAGTTCTTTACTGGTGCCAACGCATAACTGCGTGGTTCCCGCCTCGCGTTTCTAGGTTCGATGTAGGCGACGGCAAGAGACCGTCGCTTCCCGAACACAGGAGACGCGCCCGTGGCTGTCGAGAAGCTCAAGGCTCTGCTGGACGAACTGGCCTCTGTCGTTGCCGAGATGGAGGCGATGACCGAGGACGCCCCCGAGGGCGAAGACGCCGCTCCCATGAGTGAGGAGCAGGAGGCGTCTCTCCGCAGCCTTGAGGCGAAGGCCGACAAGCTCCGCGAGCGGATCGAGTTCGTGCAGCGTGTTCAGGCCAAGGGTCTGGAGCTGCGTTCCGTGCTGGAGCGTGCCGCCCCGGCCAAGGCCGTTGAGAAGCCCATTACCGAGGAGACCCCCGCCGTGGCTGAGAAGCGTTATTTCGCGATCCCCAAGGCGTCGCACAACCTCCGTGGATTCAAGGGTCCGAACGCCGAAGAGCGGGCGTACCGTGCTGGTATGTCGCTCAAGGCGACCCTGCTCAACGACGCCGAAGCTCGCCGGTGGTGCGATGACCACGGCGTCGAGCATCGTGCCCAGGCCGGTGGCATCAACTCGCTCGGCGGCGTGCTGGTGAACGCCGAACTGTCGAGCGAGATCATCCGGCTGGTCGAGGAGTTCGGTGCGTTCCCGGCGAACGCTCGCAACGTCACGATGAACAGCGACACGCTGCTCGTCGCCCGGCGTACCGGCGGTCTGACCGCTCGGGCGATTGGCGAGAACGCCGCTCCGACCACGAGCGACGTGACCTTCGACAACATCCAGTTGGTCGCCAAGCTCTGGGGCGTGGACAACCGGGTTCCGATGTCGCTCATGGAAGACTCGGCGATCAACCTCGCCGACGCCATGGCGGTCGAGGTGGGCCAGGCGTTCGCCGAAGCCTTCGACAATTCCGGGTTCATCGGCACCGGCAACGGGGCTCTGTACCACGGCACGACCGGCGTGGCCGTGTCGATCATCGACGGCACGCACACCGCGTCGGTCCAGAGTGCGCCCAGCGGGAACAACACCTTCGCGACGCTCGCTCTGAGCGACTTCACGAACACGGTGGCCCGGCTGCCGCCGTACGCTCGGAACCGGAACGCCAAGTGGTACATCTCGCCGTCTGGCTACGGCTCCTCGATGCTCCGTCTGATGATGGCGGCGAGCGGCAACAACCAGGCCGACGTGGCTGCGGGTGCGAACCTCAACTTCCTCGGCTTCCCGGTGGTGCTCGTGCATCCGATGGAAAGCCGCCTGACCGGCACCGGCTCGCAGGTCGCGTGCCTGCTCGGCGACCTGTCGCAGGCGGCCACGTTCGCGACGCGGCGTGAGATCCGCGTGGCGACGGACTCCAGCCGGTTCATCGAGTTCGACCAGCTCCTCACGTTCGCCACGGCTCGCGTTGCCATGGTCGCCCACGACCTCGGCGACAACAGCAAGGCTGGTCCGATTGTCGCCCTCCGGTTCGCCGCCTGACCTTTGACCTTCTAGGAGAAGAATCCAGTGAACTTCATCGAGAACACCAAGACGGTTGTCGGTACTACCGTCACGTCGGCGGCGGCTACCGCTACCCTGACCATCGACACGCTGGGCTACGCCTACGCCAGTGTGGACGTGATCGTGGCGGTTTCGACTACGCCGGCGAACACGTCGGCTTCCATCCTGAACGTCTTGACGCTTTCGGGCGGCGAGACGACCACGGCTGGCAGTTCGATCTACACGGTGGCCGCGCCTGCCGCGTCGGCTGCCGTGACCGCGCAGCCCTCGGTGGTTCGGCTTGACATCGACCTGCGTGGCAAGGGCCGGTACGTCAAGGTTGACGCGACCCCTGCAACGGCGCTCGCCACGACCATCGTGGCTCGTCTGAGCAAGGGCGAGGTTGGCCCCGACTCGGCTTCCGAGATGGGTGCCCTGGCGAAGTATTCCGGCTGACGCGGCTTGACAGCCTCTACACAGTAGATGGCGGGAGTGGCGTTTGCCGCTTCCGCCATCTCTGTTTTTGAGGACTCAATGATCGTCAAAGTCGGCAGCACGGATGTTGACGTGCGGATCGAGTGCGTGATGAGCGGCCCGCGATTCGGCCCGCTTGCGAACGTGTTCGGCTGGGCTCAAGCCCTCATGCCGCTCGGCATCCGCCCGACGCTCGGGCAGGGGGCGCTCTGGGGACAGGTGCTTCAGCGGTCGATGGAGCAGTTCGTCGACTCGACTGAATACATCCTCACGACCGACATGGATTCGTTCTGGGGGCACCGCGAGGTTTCCGAGCTTGTCGCCCTCGCGATGGCGTTTCAGTGCGACGCCCTGGCCCCGCTCCAGGTGAAGCGTGAGGACGGCCGCCCGATGTTCACGCTGCCCGGCACGCTGGAGAAGCCTCCGGCTGGCGGGGCGACGGAGTTGCCCATGTCGTGGTTTGCCGAGCCCGTGCAGGAGGTGGACTCGGCCCACTTCGGCTGCACGCTGATTTCCACGAAGGCACTCAAGCGGACGCCGAAACCGTGGTTCCAAGACCATCCGAACGCCGCTGGCGAGTACGGGGACGGAAGGACCGACGCCGACATCTTCTTCTGGAAGCAATTCAAGCGTGGCGGCAACCGCCTCTACGTCTCGCCTCGCGTGTCCATCGGGCACGGCGAATGGGTGGCGGTCTGGCCGGGCAAAGACCTGCAAGCCCCGGTGTTTCAATACGTGGGCGATTACAACGCCAACGGGCGTCCGAAAACTGCATGGAGTGTGACCAAATCGTGAAAATCAAACTAGCGACGAACTACTCGACCTACACGGTCGGCACGGTGATTGACTGCGAAGACGAGACGGCACAGCGGCTCATCCGTGATGGCATCGCCGTCCGCGAGCAGCAAATGGACCTGATCGAGACGGCATCGGTCGATCACGACGTTGAGCGGGCCGACGCCACACCACGAAGACGAGGACGGCCCCCGCGTGCGATACAGAAGCCTGACCACACTGACGCCGCCAGCGGTTGAGCCCGTCACGCTCGCCGAGGCCAAGGCTCACTGCCGCGTTGACACGAACACCGACGATGCCTTGATCCAGGCATACATCACGGCGGCTCGTGAGTGGTGCGAGGCGTACTGTGACGAGACCCTCGTGCATACGCAGTACCGCATGACGCTCGATGCGTTCCCGGGCGAGATCGAGTTGCCGCGTCCGCCGATGGCTTCGTCTGGCACGGCCACGACGGTGAGCGTTACCTACACGCTGGAGAACCAATCGACGGCGGTGCTTTCGACCACGGCCTACCGCGTGGATCGGGCTTCGATGCCTGGCGTGCTGCGGACGCCCTACAACGGCTCCTGGCCCAGCCATCTCCTCGACTACAACGCCGTGACCGTGACGTGGTGGGGCGGCAAGAGCGCAGACGGCTCGGGCGTGGAACAGCGGTTCAAGAACGCGATTCTGTGGCTGGTGGGCATGTGGTATGAGCGGCGGATGGCTGCTGACGCCGTGAGCCTGTCGGAGATTCCGTTCGGCGTGAAAGCGTTGCTCGATTCGGCGAAGTGGGGGTCTTACCGATGAGCGACATCAAGGGGCGATTCGGCATCGACGTGCTGTTCACCGATTCGACCGTGGCTGGCGGGGCGAAGTCGCTGAAAACGATCACGCTCCAGCACGCCACGGAATATGACGTCGGAAAAGTGGCTGTCGTGTCTGGCACCTGCGGCACGGCGGTCGTGAGCGTGCCGGTCGCCCCGACTACCTATCGCAATGCGGCTGGCAACCTCGTCTCGTTTGCGAGTGTCTCGCGGGTGGCGTTCTCTGCGAGCGGAGCCCAGATGGTCGCGTGCGACGGCTCGGGCGGCTGCGGCGACAACGATTGGACGATCTATTCGCGGGCTGGGCAGGTGGCCGTGTCGGAGGCGGTCGAGACGGCTTCGTTTTCGGTCAACGTGATGGGCACGGCTGGCACGGCGGCGTACACGCTGGTGATGTATGGCTCTTGATCCCGGTCGGCTCCGCGAGCGGGTGACGATTCAATCCGCGACCGAGCGGCGAAACTCGCTGGGCGAAACAACCCTGGAGTGGGCCACGTTCGCCGAGCGGTGGGCGAGCGTCGAGGGTCTTTCGTCCCGCGAGCTGCTGTTGTCGGGGCAGCAGCAAACGGAACTCACGCACCGCGTGCGGCTGCGGTACGTCACCGGGCTGACTCAATCCATGCGGATTTCGTGGCGTGGTCGGCTGCTGGAGATCACGACGCTCCTCGAGCATGGCAACCGCAGCGAGCATGAGATTCTTTGCACGGAGCGGGTGGACTGATGGCAACCGCTGGCATCGAAATCACCGCCGAGATGGCCGAACTGCGGGAACTGCAACAGGCGATCGGCCGGCTGTTCACGAACGAGCAAAAGGCCCGCATCTTGAAGGCGGCACTGGAGAAGGCAATCGAGCCCGCGTACCAGCGGCTCCAGCAACTCACGCCCATCGGCCCGACAGGGAACCTGCGGCGGGCGGTATCGAAGAAGGTGAAGGCCTACACGAAGGACGGGACTGCCGTGGGGCTCGTCGGCTTCCGCCGGGCCGGGCAGGAGCGTTCGGAGAGTGCGGCCGGCGGCAGAGTTCAGGCTGGCCCCGACCGGGCATTTCACCAGTGGTGGCTTGAAGAGGGGACGAAAGATCGCGTCATCAAGGCTCCGTCGCCGCCGAAGTCATACAACCGCCCAGGATTCACCCGCCCTGGTTTTGAGCGAAAGGCGTACACGATGACCCGCAAGGGCAAGACGTTCCGCGTCTCGCCCACTAGCGTTCGTGGGCACGCCGTGACCAGCCACGTGGTCAACGACCCCAACTCCTACTACTACGCGAGCAGCTTCAATTCGCTCGGGCCGTTCAAGATCCAAAAGTTCCGCAACGGCGAAAAGGGTTTCATCACCGACCCAGGCTACCCGAATGCTTTCTTTCGGAAGTCGCGGTCGCCGATCACGATCACCGCGATGCGTCCAGGCGGGAGCAGCGGCCCGCCGCCGCTCAAGACCGCCTGGGATCAAACCCAGCCGACCGTAGCGGAAATCCTCCAGCGGGAACTGCGGCTGTCGCTGGAGCAGGCGGTCAGCACCCTGGCCCGGTCGGCGTCGGAGGTAATCGGCGAATGAGCGTCAAATCCCCCGAGCGGCTGATTGCCGCAGCCCTGGCATCCTCGCCCCTGGTGGCCGAACTGATCGGCGACCGGGTCTATCCGGTGATTGCCCCGGCGTCTGCGGCGATTCCGTTTGTGACCTGGCGGCGGCAGGGAGTGCAGCGGGAGGCGACGCTTTCCGGCCCGTCTGGCGTCGCCAACGTGACCCTAGCGGTCGATATGTACGACACGACCTACGAGGGAGTAAGAGAACTGGCAGACCGCTGCCGGGAAACACTGGATGGTTTCGGGGGGGCGTTGGGAAACTGGATTTCAGTTCGCAACGTGTCGCTGCTCAACGAGAGCGACGGGTTCGTACAACTGGCCGGCGGCGACCTGCCGCCCGTCTACAGCGTGACGCAGACCTACACCATTCTCTGGCAGGAGACTTGACCAGTGTCATTCTCGACTCCGCACGATACCGCAGTTGCTGGTTCTGGAACGCGGCTCACGCTGTCGATTGGCCCCGCCACCTCGACCTACATCGTCAGCAACATCGTCCTTGCGAACACGGACCCCGGTGCGGCGGCCAACACGCAGATCGACGTTGCCCATCTCGGGCAGACCACGGGCGAACTGGCGGCTCGTCTCAATCCTCCGCTCGTGCTGCCCGCTGAAGACGGCGGCTCGGGTCGGCAGGTGACGTTCGACTACATCGGGCGAACGGTTTTGTTCGACGGCACGACCGGCACCTACCACATCCAAGTGGCCGGTTCGACGCTGGTCGGTGGCACCACGGCGAGCTATTACACCGTGCAGAGTTCGACGCTGACGCTGGCGACGAACGACGCCATCCGTGGGCAGGGCGTCCTTACGGTCGCCCGCTAATCACGACGGGAGGCCGTCGTGGCGATTCCATGCCAAGGTTTCACGCTGACCTGGGGAGGCCAGACGCTCTCCGAGGTCCAGGCTCTTGAAGCCGACATCTACGGCGGGGAACTGCCCCGAGGCCGCACGACCACATGGACGCCCAACATGGGCACCGTGCGGCTGCTCGGGTTCGCGGCGACGAATCTCACGACCGCCGAGTACGGAAAGCGGAAGCGGCTGACGATCCTCGCTCCCAATGGGACGGCGAGCAACGCCAGCGTTACCACGCTGTTTGACAGCGATTGCATCTACAGCGGGATGCGGATCGACGCCGCCGCAAATAGTGCCGTTCGACTTGCGTTCACTTTTAGGATTCAAGACACGCTCAACGCACCGAGCAATCCTTAGGAGTACGCGACACATGGCACTGACGGCAGAGCAGATCCTTTCCGCCGACGATATGGGGCTGAAAAAGGTTCACGTCCCCGAGTGGGGCGGCGACGTGTTTATCCGCGTGATGAGCGTGGGCGAGCGGGACGCCTACGAGCGGAAGTGGATCGGCAAGAAGGAAACCGGCATCGACAACTTCCGCACGCAGTACCTCGCGGGCGTGCTGTGCGACGAAGGCGGCAAGCTCCTGTTCACCCGAGACCAGATCGACGCTCTCGCCCAGAAGAGCGGCGCGGTCATGGGGCGGCTGTTCGACGAAGCGATGAAACACAATCGGATGACTGAGGAGGATGTGCAGGAGTTGGGAAAAGGCTGAACGCAAGCCCGACGCGGCGGTACATGTTTGCCGTCGCTCGGGACTTGCGGATGACGGTTCGTGAGTTGGGCACGCGGATGGATTCCGCCGAGTTCAGCGAATGGATCGCCTACAACCGCTACTACTCCGCATTGCCGGATTCGTGGCGGGAGACGGCGTTGATCGTCACGGCCCTCCTGGCTCCGCACATCGGGAAGAACCAGAAACGCCCCAAGCCCGAAGACTTCGTGCCGGTGGAGAAGCCTCCGCATCACGAGTCGCAGGACTTGTCGGCGTTGCTGGAGTTGCGACGGCAGTTTGGTCTAGGCGACATCGACGATGGCTAATGTCCTCTCACTGGCGTTGCGGGTAACGGCTGACGCCAGCGGGCTCAAGCTCGATCCAGTGCAGCGTGCGCTCGTCGGGCTGGGCGACCAGGCCGAGAAGTTGACCAAGCAGTTCGAGCAGTTCACCGGCGGCAGCGAGGCGGCAGCGAGGGCGCAGGCCAACTTCGACAAGCAGGCTCAAGACCTCATCAACACGCTCCGCGATGGCGGCAGTGCGACTGAGTTCGCGGCTGGGTTTGAGCGGCTGACCGAGGCGGTGACGAAAGAGGCGGCGGCGTTTGAGCGTGCGGCCCGCATCACCGAGGCGAATATCACGCCGCTGCAAAAGTTTGAGCGGGCGCAGGCTGAATTGACCGAGCAGGTGGAAGCAGGCAGGATCAGCCAAGACACCTACGAGCGGGCTCTTGCCAAGGCCAAGGCCCAACTCGACGGCACCGCTACCAGTGCCAGCAAAACCGACAAGAACATCGAATCGCTGACGAAGAACGTCCGCGTTCTGTCTGCCATTGAGATCGGCCGGGCGATCATCGACGGGCTGCAGGCAATCGGCAACGTCATCTCTGGCGTCGTGAATCGCGTCGCGCAGTTTGTGTCGAGTGTCGCATCGTCATTTGACTCGTTCAATGACTTGTCGGCTCGCACCGGCATCGGCGTCGAGGCGCTCCAGGGCTACTCGCTGGCGGCGAAACTCGCTGGCGTGGACACCGAGGCTTTCGGTACGGCGGTTCAAAAACTCGCCGTCAACATCGGCAAGGCAACGCCGGGGGACGCACTCGACAAGTCGCTGCGGAACATCAACCTTTCGGTGGCCCAGCTTCGCGGGCTGGCCCCGGAGCAGCAGTTCTCGACCATCGCGGAGTCCATTGCGGGGCTTCCGACTGCGGCTGACCGTGCTGCCGCAGCGGTCGCCGTGTTCGGCAAGCAGGGGGCTGCCCTGGCTCCGTTGTTCCGCGAGGGGGCGGCGAGCATTGACGAGTTGCGCGTCGAGGCCAAGCAGCTAGGGGCAATCGTCAGCGACCAGCAAATCTCGAACATTGGTGAAATGAATGATGCCTTTGATAAGGTGCGATTTACCATCGCAGGCATAATTGGCCAGGTAATCGGGAACTTAGCTCCGGCGGTCACGGCCGTCACTGATGCAATCATTGAGTACATAAAGGTCTGGGAAGGCACTAGCACTCAAGGCACAGGCGGCACAGGTATCGCCAATGCTATCACGGAGGTATTGCTGAACGGAGCCGAAACGCTTGCGGGCGTTTTCGATAGTTTCGTCGGCAACTTCTCTGGATTTACCGTGACGCTTGAGGAGACTGGTGCCGTTTTCAAGTTCATCGGCAACCTGCTGGTGGGCATCAGCGAAGGGCTCCGCGTCGTGTTCAACACGTTCGAGCGGGTCGGCAACCTCCTCATCATCGGTCTTGGGAAGATTTTAGAAGGGCTCGGGAGTTGGGTCAGCTCCGACATGGAGCAGTTGGGCAAAGACCTGCAGGCAACCGGGCGTGCGCAGTTCGAACAGAACGGCAAGGAACTGGAGCAGGCCGCGAAGAACGCCGCCGACGCGTTGGAGCGAGCCTTTACGGGTGGCGACTCCTCGCTGGAAGCCGCCGGCGAAGGTGCTGCGACCAAGGTCATTAAAGGTGCACGCCAGAAGTTTGAACAGTCACAGGCTCCCGAGTTCAAGATCAACACCAACATCGAGCAAACACGCGACCGGTTCGACTCGTTCTTCAATGGCATCGTTGACCAGAGCAGTGCCATCGTCGCGCCGATGCGGGAGTTTGAGGCGGCTATCGCCGCTGCCCAGGAAGACGGGCAGATGACGGCGGACGAAATCGCACGCATCGAACAACTCCAGGCCAAGGTCAATTCCGCCATCGACCAAGAACTCGCGGCACGGCAGGAGGCTGCCGAGGCTGCGGCGAAGCAGGCGGAGGAAGTTGACAAGATCGTCGCCGCCAGCCTGGAACAGATCCGCATTGACGAGCAGTTCGGCGGCGACTCCAGCCGGGCTAAGGCCGCCGACAACCTGCTGAAGATTCAGCAGGAGATCGTGCGGGTCGAGGAGCAACTGCGAGCCGCACGTGCCGTTAGCGACACAGAGTCGGTCAATGCCCTGACGTCACGTCTGGCGACGCTGGATCAGGTGCAGTCGCGTGAGAGAGACATCGCCAGCGGCAAGGCACGGAAAGATAAAGAAAACGCCGAGACGCTCAAGAAACTGAACGAAGACATTGCCAAGCGGCAAGAGTCTCTACTGGACAAGCAATTCGAAGTCGAACTCGCCCGCGTCGAAGAACTCGCCAACGTCCGCACCGGCTCCGTCGAAATCAACGACCTCCGCTCGGGTGGCATCTCCGCGTTTTTTGACACCTTGCAGGAAGACCCCGCCATCGCGGAGGCCAAGAAGCAAACGAAGGAACTGGAGAAGGTGCGGAAAGAAATCGAGAAGCTCCAGGCCGAGAAGGTTGACATCCTCGCGGGGACTGGCTGATGGCCGTACGGGAATGGCGTGAACTACCGCGAACCGTCACGCATCTGATCGGTGCGTCACCGGAGTTTGAGCGTCGATTCGTCGCCACGCTCGACGATCCCGATACGAACGCCACCGACGTTATCACGACAATCGCCTGCACGCACGGGTCGCCGCATCCCGAGGTGGCGTGGGCCGAGTGCTACGAGGTGACGGTCAACGAAGCCTACGAGGACAACCGCTACTGGCACGAGGTGGTTGCCAAGTACAAGATCCCCGAGGCTGACGAGCGTGACAGCGACCTCCTGCCGTGGCTGCGTCCCGACGTGTGGAAGTTCCAGACGCAAGGTGTGGCCGTTCCGGCGTTGACCTACTACGACGGCTCGACGCAGAGGCCGCTCACGAACTCGGCTGGCGACTTTTTCGAGGGGCTGACCGTTGACGAAGCCCAGCAGAAAATCACGATCACGAGCAACCGGCAGAACTTCCCTTCGGCGCTCGCAGCGGCGGTGACGAATTGCGTCAACGACGGTTCGTATCTCGGGTTCGCCACGGACTGCATCAAGGTTCAGGGCATTTCGGGCGAGCAAGCGGTGGAGCAGGTCAACGACCAGGAGGTGCGATTCTGGAAGATCACGAGCGAGCTGCTCGGCCGCCAGACGGGATGGAACCTGCTGCTTCCTGACGTGGGCTTCAACTACATCGACGGCGGCATCAAGAAACGTGCCGACGTGCAAGGGCCAGATGGCGAGCAAGTCGCGTCGGCGAACCCGATCGCCCTGAACGGTAGCGGCGGAAAACAGGCTGGCGCCTCGCTTCCTGCCATCCTCACTCGCCGCATCTACACCCGCATCTCTATGTCGAACTTCTTCGGCACGCCGCCGACCTAGGAGGAACTATGGCCGACATTTCTTATAGCGTGAATCTGAACGTCAACGCCGGTGCGCTGCGGCAGAACCTCAACGCATCGGGCATCACGAGCGACTTTGCCACGACGGGCCTGCTGGCATTGACGCTCAACCTGGGCACGGCGACGCAGACGATTACCACGGCGTCGGCATCGAACCTGGGCCTGTGCTTCGCCCGTTCGCTGGCGACCAGCGGCACGCATACGATTTCGCTTGGGCGAATCAGCGGCACGACGCTCTTTGACGCCGTGCGGCTCAAGGCTGGCGAGGCTGGCATCTTCCGGCTCGCACCGGGGAACTACGCCGCCAAGGCCGACGCGCCCGGTTCGCGTCTGCTCCTGCAAATTCTGGAGGAGTGATGTCCACGGCTCGCGTTGACTTCACTCGCGGTGCTGCGGAGCGGATCGCCAGGGCTGTTCGTATCGTCGAGACGGGCGAGCGGGACGGGGCGCCACTGACGTTCAAGCGGCCATTTGAGGCCGGCGGTGGCGGCGGTGCTCCTCCAATCCGTATCGGCAAAACTCCCTGCGATTGGGCCGTCGGTCAATGCGTCACGATCACGCTCTGGGGTGGCGAGGGCACATGCACGCCGACGCAGACCTCGCCCACTGCCACGATCGAGAACGTCCGCAATCTGTCGCACGACGTTGCCCAGGATTCGTGGGTCGCGATTGGGAAGGCCGCCGACGGCCAGTGGTATCTCGTCGAGGCCGGGTCACCAGACGATTCGGAATCCTGCCGCCAGACCATCGCGGGTGAAGATTTCACTAAGTGGAGCGGCTGGAACGGCTCGGCAGTGCAGCTGCTCGGCCACGATGAGAACGGCTGTCTGAAGTGGTTTGACACCGATTCGTGCGAGACGCCGAGCCCATGACCGTCATCAAGTTCGAGAACGGCAAGCCGACGCTTCGTGACGGCCAGGTCGGCACCGATGCGGCCTGTTGTGACCAGTGCTGCGGCGGCGTGATCCACACTGAGCCGGGCGACTGCTGCAAGGGCACGTTTCATCCCGAGTCGGACCCTGATTCGCCGTGTCCCGAGGGCCAGATTTTTCTGCGGTGGGGAGCGTTCAACGAGTGCTGCGGCTGCGTGCCCGCGACGATATTCGATGGTCGCGTCGGCGAGGAGGTTTCGACCGCCAGCGTGAAGGACGATCTGTGCTGCCCTAAGTGCACGGATCGGCCGCTGGTTGGGGAGTGGTGGAACAGCCACCTGCCGTACACAGAGGAGGAGGGCGAGATTCCATACACGCCCGCCGGAACGTGGCGCGGGTGTGTCGGACGGTGCTGCGGTGGAAACGCGGCCGAAGGGTGCCAGGACACATACCAGTACGTCTGCGACAACCTATCGGGCACGTTCACGGCGGACCGCTGCTGCGAGACAGACGGCTGCCCGATCTGGTGCTGCAACGATGACGGGTCATGCACGATCACAGAGCAGGTCCAATGCCCGCCGGAGCGGCGGCACGCGCAAGACCCTGAAGACCCGTTGGGGTATGAGTGTCAAGAGGCCTGCGTCGGGGCGTGCTGCGTGCAAGGCGAAGACGGCTCGTGGTCGCTCGCGACGGTCGAGCGGTACGATCCCGAGACGCAAACGTACATCACTACAAACCAACTCAGTGCCGGCGAGTGCGCAACCGCTGGCGGACGGTGGCAGGGGCCGGGCTCGACATCGTGTCCGGTCGGCCCATGCTGCGAGAGCGTCACGAGCAGCGCGGCGAGCCTGACATTCACGCCGCCCGACGATCTGGGCTGTGCCGACGCTGGCTCGTGTGCGTTGTCTGTGACCGTGACCGTTCGCTCACAGTCTCCCGTGTGCGTGCGTGGAACGCTCATGGGCGGCGGCTGCACGGCCAAGGAAACATTCGTCGTGTGCAACGGGCGGCTCGACATCACGCCCGGCCCCGGCAAGACAACACTCGACAGTGCATACGTCGAGGTGTGCTGGGCTGCCGGCGAGGGGCCGGAGACGATCAACTTCGACTGCTGTGGGAGTTTCTTCCTGCTCGGCAACTGCGACTGCTCGTGCGTCACGACGCTGGTCTATGACGGGGCGGGATGCACGAGTTCCGCCCTGCTCCAGATGCGCGGCGACGCCGTCATCGACTCTAGTGGTAGCGGGCCGCTGGTGCTCACGAGCGTCATCGGCAGCGCACAGCCCGAGCCGTCGGCCACGAATTGCCACCGCACGCTGACACTTACTGGCACAAACGACGATCACAACGAGATTCGCGGTATCTTTCAGCCACCAAGTAACAAGGTCTGCAACGTCATCAAAGACGGCGTCGGAACGTGGCGGTTCAATGGGGCTGGAGGCGGTCCTCCATTTTCGCGGATTAGCGGGACGCTGCATATTCAGAATGGAACGATCCGTGAGGCGACAGGGAAAGTTGTTCCAAGCCAATTCGACATCGGCGACGATGCCACAGATGCGACCGGTCAGGCTGTGTTTTTTCTGGAAGCCGGTGTTGGAAGTGGCAGTCTTTTCGTCGCAGAGATTGTTGTTTTGGCTGCAGAGAACACGCAGGTCGTTTTAGTGGGCGGCGGCGCAGGCTCAAGGTTTTCCGAGGCGGGAATGTGGCTGGGCCGCGATGTAACTCTATTTGCGGAAACTGGCGGTACTGTCGATTTTCAGACGTTCTGGTTCGGCGGCACATACCCGACGCAAGATACAGCCGCTAGCAACGTGACTATCGGAACGGCGGACTATCAAGGCAAAGTCTTGCTGAACGCCAACGGGCCTCTGTTCACGAGCGGAGAGGTGATCGTCGCCTATGGAGAAGCAGCGATTGGCATGAACGCCACATTGGAGACCGGCGGCGGCGTCACGATCAACGCTGGCGCGACGCTTTCGGTCGTCGCTCTAATCAGCAACCCCGGCGACCTCGCCACCTCCGCGACGTTTGCCGATGACACGCTCACGGTCGCGTTCTCAGGCGACCCGACAACGGGCGACGAATACATCCTGCTCCTCGGCCCCACGAACAACACGATCGCCACCGTGACGCTGACCGGCACGACCCAGACCGGCACCTACGATTCCGCCACCTCCACCCTCACCATCGACTGACATGGGCTGCATCGAAACATTCATCATCGACGGCCAGGTGGTCGAGAGGGACTGCCGGACGAAGCGGATCGTTGGCGATGCGGCGGCGCAGTCAACCGGGCCGGGCCTGCTCACAAAGGCGATCAACTTCACAAAGTCCGCCGTGAACCACGTCGCCGCCGGGATGCCCCGCGCCAGCGAGGCCGAGATCGAGCGGCGGTTCGCGATCTGCCAGGGCTGCGAGTTCTACGACGGGTCGGCCTGCACGAAGTGCGGATGCCCGGTCGTGCGGGAGAAGCGGTTCGTGTCGAAGCTGGCCTGGGCCGGGGAGAAATGCCCGGTCGGCAAGTGGGGGCCGGTCGAGCCCGCTTGACACGCTCGCCATGCTGCGGGCGAAGGGGATGCCGTGCCCGACGATCACGTATTCACGCTGAACGGTGACGAGCGGTGGCTCATCCGGTTCACCACGCTCAAGGGTGCAGCCTATGGCTACACGTACTCGCAGAAGGCGAAGCACCCGCGAATCATCCTTGACGCTCGCATGCGCGGACGGAAGAAGCTGGAAGTGCTGGTTCACGAACTCCTCCACGCGCTCAACCCAACGCAGAGCGAAGAACACGTCGAACAGCAGGGCAAGGATATTGCACGGGTTCTATGGAGTCTTGGATACAGGGAGGTGCCGCATGGCGAAGACGCGTAGTTTGCTCACGGTAGTCGATGCCGCTGCCGGCAGTTACCGGCACCGCACCACATGGTTTGACCGCCTTGATGCCGATGCAAAATCGGAACTGATGGCGGCTCGGAAAAAGTGGCGCGATGGTGGCTACACGCTGAAGCGGCTCACGCTCGCGCGGATGATTGTCGATGCTGCGCGTGAACGCGGCTGGCCTGTGTGCGACGCAACAAGGATGTCAGAATGGCTCCGCAAAAACGACTAGTCGATGAAGTGGATAAGGCCGCCGCCAACGCCAACCAACTCGCGGCCGACGCGGAACTCGCGCGGCTGCGCTCCGAGGTTGCATCGCTGCGTGGCCGCTACAAGGCGGCGCTGCAGCAGATCGACCGCGAGCGCGAGCGGGCGGATTCGCTCGTGCAACTGCGGGGCATCGAGCCGGTCGTTCCACTTTCTGGAAAAGCGAAAAACACGAAGCACGCCGCCACGATGGTCGTGCTGCTGTCGGACATTCACTGCGAAGAGGTCGTTCGACCCGAGACGGTAAACGGGCTGAATGAGTTCAACCTCGACGTGTGCGAAGCCCGGCTCGCGGAGTTGTGGTCGCGGTTCTTCGCCATGCTCGAGCACGAGCGGCAACTGTGCCGCATCGACCGGGTGTGCATCTGGATTGGCGGCGACGTGATTACTGGCATGATCCACCCGGAGCTTGCCGAAGAGAACAGCCTGCACCCCCTGGCGGCGAAGCGGTGGATTGGCTCCCGCCTACGCGGATTCATCGACGCCGCGAGCGAGCAGGTGAAAGAAATAGTGGTAGCGACTTCTTGCGGAAACCATGGCCGCACGACCGAGAAGCTCCGCACGAACGAAGCCGACACGTCCTACGAACACGACCTGTACCTGACGATGCAGGCTGAGGAGCGGCGAAAGAACGTCCGCTGGCAGATTGGCGAGGGGCACTTGAACTACGTGGACCTCGACGGATTTCGCGTGCGGTTCTGCCACGGCCATGCCATTCGCTACCAGGGCGGCATCGGCGGCATTCATGTCCCGCTCAACAAAGCAATCGCGGCGTGGGACTCGACTACACGGGCTGACCTGACGTGCATTGGTCACTGGCACCAGTTCTCTTGGGGCCGCTCGGGGCGATACGTCACGAACGGCAGCGTGATTGGACACTCCGCCTACGCTATCCGCATCAAGGCCAACTATGAGCCGCCGTGCCAAGCCGCGTTCGTCATCGACCACGGACGCCGCGAGGTCACGAAAGCATATCCATTGTTCTGCGACCGGGATCTACGAAAGGGGAAGGCATGACCACGACACTGGAAGAGGCGAACGAAACACTCCGCAACGCGGTGCGCACCAGGCTGGACGCGACGCCGAAGAATGATCCGAAGATGCTTGGCTACGTGTCGCAGCCGGAGACGGAACCTCGGGACATTGGTGCAAGTACCGAGGAAATGTCACAGGACGATCACGGCGTCGATTTGGACAAGCTGGCCGACGTGCCGTATATCGAGCACCTGCTGCAGCGGCTCGCAGGCGACGGGCTCTTGAAGCCCGACGTTCACCCCACGAGCCAAGCGTACTTCGACCTACTCGATACGCTGCGGCAGCTTCATATATCCAAGAGTGCCGGATATGGGTGCCCAGATGGCACAGATCCGCTGCTCAACATCCGGCGAGGTGCGGAGTTCGTCGGCATCCCAGCGTGGCAGGGAGCCATGGTGCGATTGAGTGACAAGGTGACGCGGCTGTCTGTGTTCAACAAGACGGGCAACCTGCCGCACGAGTCGGTCGAGGACACGCTGTTGGACCTTGCCAGTTATTCGCTATTGGCCCTGTTGCTTTACCGAGAGGAACGCGATGCCTGAGCCCCTCTCTGACGCCTACCTGCAGCAGTGCGAGTTCGACGCTCGCCGCTACCAGGGTGCCTACACCGGGACCGCTGGCACGCTCGCCGGCCACGTCATGCGGCTGCTCGCGGAACTCTCCCGCGTGAAAGGCCGCCTCGCGGTGACCATCGCCCAGCGTGACGAGCGGCCGTGCCTGTCGCACATCAGAGGAGATTGACCCGGGCCAGCCGGTGAGGCGCGGCGGTGGTTCCCCTTCCGCCACTGCTGCGACTCCCGGCTGTGCTCGGGGTCAGGATAATTCTGGATAATTGCGTGTGGAGCAATTATCGAGAAGTGGGCTACCTGGCCCACGAGTCGCCAGCCTTGTGCGGATGCTCTTCAAAGTCGCCGCACCAATCAGCAATCAGAACGGTAGGCCACCATGGCGAATAGTCATCGCTGGCACTCCTCGGAAGCCGAAGCGGTTGCGGGGCGTACCGCCTGCACTCGCCGTCAGTTCCGATCTTGATCTCGCGAAAAAACCGGCATCGCTCGCACGTCTTCAGTTCGTCGCTGTCGAGCCCGTCTTCTTCGTCGGCGTCAGCCATCACTTCATCTCCGGGGGTTCTGGCAGTTTCATCCAGTGGGTGATGCCTGGGTAAAGGTCGCTCTCTTGTGACTCTCGCCATTCGCCGTTTCTGTATTCGCAGAGAACGTGTCCCTGCCACGGCTTTAGGCATTGGCCGCCGCCGTTCCACGCCAATACTTCCTGCTCCTCTTCCGGCAGCCGCTCGCCCACGGGAATCCAGCGTCGCGCGTTCATGTCCTCGACCATCTCGTCAAGTAGTTCCCTCGAAACGACGGTTGCCGTGCCACCCTCAGGCCAGTGAACTGTCACGCGGCCATCCTTATCGCGAGAGCACTCCACGTTGGGCACAAGGCCGATCATCACGTCACCTCCGGCGGTTCGGGCAGTGGCATCCAGTGGCTCGGCTCGGTGGCCTCTTCGTAGTTGGTGTCCAATTCCCAGTTGCCGTAGAACATGAACGCGCCGATCGTGTGCGGATGCTCGTGCGGCTTGCAATCCACGAGCACCAGGACTCGCGTGTTGAGTGCTGGCAATTGTTCCAAGACAGAAATCCACTTCGGCACCAACTCGCACGCCGCCGCAATCGCGTCATCGCCGCCAGAGCGGATGCGGATGTCGAGGTCTTTCATGCAGCCCATGCGTCACTCCCTTCGCGGAAACTCACCGGCAGTCTACGCCGGCTGGCGTTCATTGTGCTGCCTCTCTCGACAGCAGTGCCTCAATCGCCTTCTTCGCGTTGTGCACGATCATGTCGCTGGCTAGCGGCTCCATCATTACCTCGTCACGAATCTCCACGTTCGACATCACCTTTCGCCCATCGGGCAACCGCGTTACCAGCGTGAACGTGGCGCAGTCTGGGCGTGGCACCCACTCGCCGTCTTTGCCATTGTGGCCGGCTGGCTTGATGAGGATCACGCGGCTCGGGTGTCCGTGAAGCCACTCGACCATTGACTGTGCATCTGTCATCCGTGCGTCTCCTTTTGCGGTGAGTCTACGCCACCGGGCTAGTGTTGTCGCCGTGGTCTCCCCTGGTTCGTCGTCCGCACGTACGCCGCTGCACTGTCTCGGCTCACGACGTAGTTTCGCCCGACGCGCAGCCCTTGGACGCGGCCATCCTTGATGAGCGAGAGCATCCATCGTGGCGTCACGTCAGCGAGTTTCGCGGCCTCGGGGACCGTGATCCAGTCATCGGGCTTGGTTGCTGGGAGCATATTCGCCTTTCGCGTACAGACGGTCTTCGATCTCGCGGAGTTGCTGGCACAGATGCTCCATTTCGCCGACGTGGCCCCAGTTTTCGCGGCCGTTTGTCGGGCGGTCGCGTAGTGCCATGGCAATCGACTCGGCGAGCCCGAGGGCTTCAAGGTGCCGCGAGCGGTAGGTGTGGCTGGCTTCGGTGGGGGCGGTCATGCTGCGGCCTCCATCACAAGAGCGGACTCAATCAGCCGCACAGCCTCGCGTGCGGTCGCCCACTGGTCATAGTCTTCGATGTACTCAAGCCCCGCGTCGGGGCAGACAACGCAATACGAGGCTGGCCCGGGCTGCCAGCCCATGCGCCCGGTCGGCATCAGCTTCTCGACCATGGGGGCGTGGCAATACACGTGGATGTCATCGCGGCCGATCCAGCGGCACTCGCCCGTGACGAGGCTGTGGACGGCGGCGGTGATGGATGCGGTGGTCATGGGTTGGGCTCCTGTTGGTGTGGCGTGAGTGGAATCAGGCGGCGGTGATCGACGTGTAGTAGTCGATCCGGCTCCATGCCTTGCCGCAGCGAACGCAGAGCGAGTCGCCCTTGATTGCGAGGCTGGCGATGTTCTTTGCGGTGAACACAAACGTCCGCATCCCCACGCTGTAGTAGACGGTCTTGCCGGCATCTACAGCCTTGCGGATTCGGTCGAGGCGGGCAGTCATCACTTGAAGCTTCGCGGCGTCCATCGTTTCATCTCCTCGTCTCGTGTCTTGCGGCCCCGTGCCGCGTCATGCCACTAGTATACGTCTATCGGAATACACGGCAAGGGGGGATGAAAGATTTTTCCCGCCCCCCCTGTTTTCGCGGGCGAAACGCGGGCTTTTGGCGGCGGGGCTGGCGACTACCGGGGCTTCCTGGGCGGCACTTCCTCGTCCTTGGGCGGCCCGTTGAGGTCGAGCGGCGGCAGGTAGTCGAGCCCGCGTGCCGTCTCCGTGATCCTTGGGTCAAGGTAGTGTCCCCGAGTCATCGCCGGATCCGCGTGCCCGAGGTGGGCCGTGGCGTCACCTCCTCCAGCAGCGACGTACGACGCGCTCGCCTTCCGGATCGCATGGAACGCCCTGGATGGCACGCCAGCCGTTTTGCAGAGCAGCCGCATCGAAGCATAGTGAGACAGCGGATGCCCTGTCCTGGGCCACACCAGAGCGTCTGGCGGGCCTCTGTGCTCATCCAGTTCGGCAGCCAGTTCGGCGGTGATCGGCGACACCAGATCCCGCTCGCGGCCCTTGCGTGTCTCGGCAAGGAAGAGCAGCCTATGGCTGGCCGTATCGACTTCACGCCACCGGAGATTCAGCAGGGCGCCGATTCGCTCGCCGGTCTGCCATGCGGATTGCAGCAGGGTGCTCCACCACCAGGCTGACGGCAGGCCAGACATCATCGTGCGGCGTTGCCGTGCAGCCTTCACTAGCCTGCTCATTTCATCGACGGTGTACGCCGTCGGCGCCCGCTTCACCCGCTTCTGGCGTGGCAGGCCCGGCCATTCGCCAGGGTGGAGCTTCTTCCGGCAGGCCCAGTTCCAGATGGCGAGCAGTTGGCTGCGGTCTTTGGCGACCGTGTGCGGGCTGACCACGCGCCCTCGGCAGGGGTTCGCGGCCCGCCACCGTAAGAACTTCGACACCGCCACGTCCTCGAGGTCCGCGACCATGGGCTCGCGCCCCAGGAACTCCTGAAACTTGTCGATGGTGTGGCCGTATAGCGACACCGACCGATCCGACAGATTCATCAGCAGGGCGTACCTGTCCAGCAGTTCCCGTAGCGTCATCTCGCACCCCCTTTTTTCTGCCCATGATAGCAGGAGTGTACAAGTGTTCAACGGAGCCCTCTCCGTTCAAACTACCCCCTGCGGTCGATCCTACGAAGGGTCGGCCGGCCGGGGCAAGCGGCTGGCTTATTTGACCTCCGTTCCGCAATCGGTACTATTTGGGGCATGATCGCGTTCATGAAAGACGACGCCGGGCGAAAACTCCTGTCCTGCCACGATGCCGCCGAACTCTACGGCTGCTCGATGAGGTACATGCGCCGGCTCGCCAAAGACGGAAAAGTGGGCTCCGAAACCGTTGGCGGGGCGTATTTCGTGTCCGAAGCCGACGTCAAACGGCTCAAGGCCGAGGTTGCCAAGGGCACCGGACGGCACAAACCGAAGGACCGGAAGTTCAGCCAAGGCTGACAACCGCGTTTTTCCCGGGGGAAACAGGCCAGAAAAAAATCTTTTCAAGCCCCCTTGCCATTGGTTCCGATATCGGTATCATTGGGGCACGCGAGCAAATGAGACTCGCGGGCAACGAACCGGAGACGAAACGATGAAGCGAGTTCACGAAAACCCGAAGAGTGCAGCCAAGGCCATCCGCAGCGAACTGAAGGCCAAGTTCCCCGGCGTCAAGTTCTCCGTCCGTTCTGACGCTGGTCGCGGCTCGAGCATCGACATCGGCTGGACTGACGGCCCGACCGCCGAGCAGGTTGCGGCTATCACCGGCAAGTATTCGCTGGGCCACTTTGACGGCATGACCGACTGCTACAGCTACGACCCGACGCACGTGGTGGCCGAGGATGGCGAAATCATGGAGCTCGGTGGTGCTTCGTACATCTTCAACAATCGGCGGTTCTCTGACGAAGCCCGTGCCTCGTGCGTTGCAGCCTGCGAAGCCTACTGGGCCGATTGGGCCGGGCTCGCCGACTACCAGCGAGACGAGAGGATCTACCGGATTCTCTACAAGTCTGACCTGCGTGGAGTAGCTGCCGCTCGGCTGCAATACGCCGACAATGCCGGCGAGTCAGTGATGGTTTCCGCCTGACTTCAGAACACAAGGTGGGGCCACCCGGCCTGCCGCAAGCTGCGAAACGGGTGGCAATCGCACAACGAAAGGAATCGCCATGATCCACGACACGCTCCGCGCCCTGCTCATCATTGCCGTGCTTGCCGCCGGCAGTTCGCTCCTGGTCGAGACGCGGCAACGCCTCGCGGCGGTCGAGCTCGCAGCCAGGATGGCGACGCAGCCGCAGCCCATGCACGCATACCAGCCGATTCCGCATCCGCAGCCGGGCCGCCTGCAGCAGTTCGGCCGGGCCACGCTCAATCTGGCTGACGCTGCCTTGGGCGTAATTCGCTGACTCCGTTTGACATTGGTTCCGATTCGGGTACAACGCCCACAAATGATTCCGAAACCGGCACACGTGTACGGATTTTCAATCCCCTCATTTTGTTGCCCTGCCCCCTTGACCGTTGCCTGAACAGGGGTACATTGCCCCGCCACGCAGGAGAAAAGTGATGCCGATTGTGAAAGACGTTGCGAAGCAGTTGGCTCGCATGCAGAGCGGCGAATGTCGCTGGGTTCTCCGCGATGACGTGCACGTCTACTGCCACGCCCCGCGAGGCCACGAGCCGACGTATTGCGTTGTCTGCCCGACTGCCGGGCTGGACTACGGGAACTGGGCTTCGGCAATGGATGCCGCTGCCGCCGTTGTTGGATGCCTCAACTGAAAGGAAATCGACGCATGAACGACCCGCACGACCGTGAATACGCCGCCGCCGTCGCCTACATGGGCGACCACACCTGCTCGAGCGGCACGACCCGCTACCGCGACGGCAAGCTCGTCACGACCTACGCCGTGGGCGACCGCATCTTCTTCATCGAGAAGGGCCAGACGCTCGCGGGCGTCGTGGTCGAGGTGCTGACCGAGGACACCTACCACGTGCGGCGTCACGTGCCCGACCACGGGAACCTGCACTACGCGGTGCACGCCGACCAGATCACGCCGTACTGACCGAACGACGGAAGGACCGCCGCCTGGTGGAACCAGACGGTGGAAGGAGCCCGGTGGAACCGGGGCAGCAAGGACGCACGAACCACCCGCTGAGCAGGACGCAAGGCGGGATTTTCACACCACGCAGGAAGGACGCGAGAGATGACCACAGAAATCAGCACGCAGCGGGCCGGCGGACTGGCCCTTCAATCATTCGATGATGCTTTCCGCTTCTCCAAGATGGTCGCGGCCAGCGAGTTCGCCCCAAAGGATTTCAGGGGCAAGCCTGAGTCGTGCATGTTGGCGATCCAGCACGGCAGCGAAGTCGGGCTGTCGCCGATGCAATCGCTGCAGAGCATCGCCGTAATCAACGGCAGGCCGACCATCTGGGGCGACGCGGCTCTTGCCCTGGTGCAGAGCAGCCCGGTGTGCGAGTACGTCCGCGAGTACACCGAGGGCGAAGGCGACGCCCTGGTCGCGGTGTGCGAGGCCAAGCGAAGGGGCTATCCGGCTCCGACCGTCGTGCGATTCTCGGTGGCCGACGCCAAGAAGGCGGGGCTGTGGGGCAAGAGCGGCCCTTGGCAGCAATATCCCGCCCGCATGATGACCCTGCGTGCCCGTGGCTTCGCCCTGCGTAACGCGTTCGCAGACGCTCTGCGTGGGCTTATCACGGCCGAGGAGGCCCAGGACTACCCGCAACAGGCCACGGCTCCCGAGCCCGTCCGCGAGCCCGTGGTGGTGCGTTCGAAGTTCGACGCCCCGGCACCGGCTCCAGCCACGAAGGCCACCGAGGAGGACATGCAGCGGTCGCGGCTCGCCGTGAATCGCACGAACGACCTGGCGGTTCTTCACGGGATGCGGTCGAAGGTTGAGGAGCGTCTGAAGTCTCGCCACTACACGCCGGCCCAGGCCGACGAACTGCTCGACCTAATCACTGGCAAGATCGAGTTCCTGACAGTGGAGCCCGAGGACAGCGGCACGGACTTCGCCCACGAGGCCGCCGAGCACGAGGTGCAGGCATGACTTGGGTAATCAAGACCGGCCCTAACGGGGCTATCGGAGTCGCTTCGGCAATCGACCTGGTGGTTGGCCGGCTGGCCTACATGCAGCGAGAGCCGCACGCGAACCGCGAGCGTCTGATCGCCGAGGCCCTCGACTACGCCAGGCACGTGCAGCGGTGGGTGACGGCGAACGAGCCGCCACCGTCCCCACGGGTGCCGGATCGCGATCGCCACGGAAAGCCGGGGCCAATGTCGGACGGATGACTGACGGCGGCACGCCATTGCCGTAGCGGCTTCGCATCGTGAGCCGCAGTGGCCGTTACGCGGGAGTATCGAACAGACCACCGCTGCAACACCAAGCGAAGCCCGCGAGCGACGCGGTGTTTGAGGTGTGGCAGCCCAGAGTTTCGCACTGAAGGGGAGAAGAAATGATTGCAGTATCTGGCCGATATGCGGCGTTCCTTGAATCGAAGCAGCAACTCGACGGCGACCACGGGTTCACGCCAGAGTTCCTGCCTGGCTGGCTCTTCGACTACCAGCGGCACCTCATTGAGTGGGCTTGCCGCAAGGGTCGCTCGGCGATCTTCGCCGACTGCGGCATGGGTAAGACGCCAATGCAGTTGGTGTGGGCTGAGAACATCCGCCAGCAAACAGGCAAGCCGGTGCTGATCGCGACCCCTCTCGCTGTCAGTTACCAAACAGTCGAAGAGGCGAAGCGGTTCGGTATCGACGCGGTGCGGTCGAGTGGCGGCAAGCCGGAAGCCGGCATCGTGGTCACGAACTACGAACGGCTGCACAACTTCGCCCAGGGCGATTACGGCGGCATGGTCTGCGACGAGTCGAGCATCCTCAAGAACTTCGACGGCTCAACAAAGGCTCTCGTCACCGAGTTCATGCGTCTGATTCCGTATCGGCTGCTGTGCACTGCAACGGCCGCCCCAAACGACTACCACGAACTTGGTACGTCCAGCGAAGCCTTGGGCTATCTCGGCTATCAAGACATGCTCTCGCGGTTTTTCAAAGAGGATGTCATCAAGGACTACCTCGGCTGGGGCCGCAAAAGCTATCGCTTTCGCGGGCACGCCGAGGAACCATTCTGGCGGTGGGTTTGCTCGTGGGCGAGGGCGTGCCGCAAGCCGAGCGACCTCGGATTCGATGACGGAAAACTCGTCTTGCCGCCGCTCCGCGAACACGAGCACGTCGTGCATAGCAGCAAGACGCGGGCCGGGATGCTTTTCTCACTGCCGGCCGACACCCTGCAAGAGCAGCGCGAAGAGCGGCGAATCACGCTCGAGGACCGCTGCGAGGCGGCGGCTGGACTCGTGGCATCACACGCCGGTTCGTCCGTTGTGTGGTGCCATCTAAATGACGAAGCGGACCTACTGGAGAGGGTCATTCCAGACTGCCGTCAAGTAAGCGGGTCGCAGAGCGAAGACGAGAAAGAGGAGCTCTTGCTTGCGTTTCAGTCTGGACAACTAAAGCGGCTGGTTACCAAGCCGAAGATCGGTTGTTTCGGATTGAACTGGCAACACTGCCACAACGTCGTGACGTTCGCCTCCCACTCATGGGAGCAGTACTACCAGGCCGTGCGGCGGTGCTGGCGATTCGGTCAGACGCAGCCCGTAGATGTGCATGTCATTGCCACTGAGGGCGAAGTAGGTGTGCTCGCGAATCTGCGACGCAAGGCCAACGCCGCCGACCGCATGTTTGAGTCACTTGTTCGGCACATGGGTAATGCCATGGCCGTTGATCATCGAAGGACGTTCCCCCACAACGAAAGGATTCCGTCATGGCTGTCAGCGACCAAGTAATCACAAACGAGTACGCGATTTACAACGGCGACTGCTGCGAGGTTCTCCAGAGCATCCCAGACGAGTCGGTACACCTCTCGATCTACTCGCCGCCGTTCGCGGCGGATGGGGCTGGGTGCCTGTACCACTACTCCAGTTCAGAGCGTGACTTGTCAAACTGCCGCAGTCACCAGGAGTTCTTCGACCACTATGCCTTCGTGGTGGGCGAGATCCACCGGGTGACGATGCCTGGCCGGCTGTCTGCCGTGCATTGCATGGACATTCCCAGGAAGACGTCGCCTGGAGGGCTGGTCGATTTCCCGGGCGAGATCATCCGACTGCACGAGTCGCTCGGCTGGCGGTTCTGGTGCCGGCACTTTATCTGGAAGGAGCCGCTCGGCGTCCGCAATCGCACGATGGCGAAGGGGCTGGCTCACAAGCAGGTCGTGACTGACGCGAGCCTGTGCGACGTTGCCTCGGCGGATTGCCTGCTGCTTTTCCGCAAGGACGGCGACAACCCGGTTCCTGTTGCGAACCCGAACGGACTTCTGGAGTACGCGGGTGAGCGTGAGGTTCCCGCTGAGTTGCTCACGTATCGCGGGCACAAGGGCAAGCAGATCGAAAACCGCTACTCGCACTGGATATGGCGGCAGTATGCGTCGGCTTTCTGGGACGACATCCGCCTTGAGAGAACGCTGCCGTATAAGCAGGCTCGCGAGGATGACGACGAGCGGCACATGCACCCGCTGCAGCTTGACGTCATTGAGCGAATCGTCCATCTGCGGAGCCTGCCCGGCGAGACGGTGCTCACGCCGTTCATGGGCGTCGGCAGCGAGGCTTACGGTGCCGTGCTCAACGGACGCAAGGCAATCGGCGTCGAGCTCAAGCCCGCTTACTACCGGCAGGCTGTGAAGAACTTGGAGGAAGCAGCCAAGGGACGGAAGGCCGAGGCCACCCTCTTCGACGCGGAGGCCGTGGCATGAGCGAGGGAGCCTACTACTTCCAAGAGCAGCGGCCCGAGCCGGCGGACTTGCTCGCCGTTCCGCCCTTCGAGGTCGGAGTCGAGTACCAGCCGGCTTGTGGAACAGGGGCGTTCCTGGTTGACGCGACGACGAATGTTTCTAGCACAGCGTCGCGTGACGCTGGCGTGCATGGTTGTAACAGCGAAGGAGAATGACAATGGGCTACGAACTAGTTGGACCGCCGAAAACTTTCCGCGTAACTCGCAAGCTTGCCGAGGATTTTCGCGACATGACGCCGGCACCAAATGACCGTGTTCTTAAGCCGGTTCGTCTGGAAGCGTACAGGAAAGCTGTCTCTCTTGGGCTGTTTCGCCCTGTGCAGTGGGGCTCTGCTTTGTGCCTTGCTGACGGAGTTACTTACCGTGTCAACGGCAAACATACGAGCACGGTGTTTGCTGAGCAGGCCGATCCGATGCCTGAACTTTGGGCTCAGGTAGAGCACTTCCGATGTGCAACGCTTGAGGATGTTGCACGGCTCTATGCAACGTATGACGACACGATGACGACAAGGACGGCATCGGACATCAACCGAATGTTTGCGGCCACAGACTCCGACCTTTCTGCCATTCGGAGCAAGGTTCTAAATCTGGCTGTTACTGGCATTGGATTCCATCAGTACCGAGAGCAGTACTGCAAGATTCGGCCAGTTGATCGTGCCGAGGCATTGCTAGTCAATCGCGAGTTTGTTTGCTGGCTTGATGGCATTTTGTCTGGTGGCGACTCGTGGCACCTTAAGCGTGGGCCTGTTGTCGGAGCCATGTTTGGGTCGTGGATGAAGTCTCGGAAGGCTGCCACTGAGTTCTGGTCGATGGTCCGCGACAACGAAGGCCCAGAGCAGTCGCGGAAACTTTGCGTCTATTTGAATCGCAGCCACATCTCAATCTCGTCTGGCGTTAACAAGCCATCCCGAGATCGAACTACGTTCGGCAGCATGTTCGACAACTGCGTCAGTGCGTGGTCGGCATGGCGAAAGGGTGTCGCGTACCAGGCGAGCAATCGTCGCAGGAAGCAAGTGCCATCGTTTGCATAGCGAAAGCCGCCCTCGTGATAGGCACGATGCCGCTTCGACGCGGCGGGGCGGAATGGAAAGGAATCCAACATGAGCGACTATTGGCCCGAGCAGCGTTTCGACACCTTTGACCTGCCGCTCTTTTCTGCAGCGTCGGCAGTGAAGCAAGCAAGGACGTTTCACGAAAGAGACGAGGCGCAGGCGTCTGTCCTTGCAAACCTGCGCACAGGCGAAGCCTTGACCAAGAGGGCATATGAGTCCCGCGTAGCAAACGGCAGCCGGCTGGCTCCTGTCATTGAGCAGCTTCGCAACGCTCACGGGTTCAAGATTGACGGCGACGGGAGCATTGACGCTCCGTACATCCTGGTTGACGCTAGGCAAAAGCCCACACTTGTCCGCGTCACTCCAGAGATGAAGGCGGCGTATTACATGACGCCGCACTGGAACAAAGTTCGCATGGAACGCCGGGCTCGCGACATGAGCCAATGCGTACTGTGCAGCCTGGCCAGCGATCTGCAGTGCCACCACGTCTCATACGCCAAGTTGTTCGCCGAGCCGCTTGAAGACCTGTTGACGCTTTGCGGCCGGTGTCATGACCGCGTGCACGAAAACTGCCGCCTGAAGTTCCCGAGCGGGATCGCTGTCCAGTACGCATCCCATCTTGGGTGGAAAGGATTCGAGCCGTGGCTGATGTGACAACCATTGCACGAATCAGTGAGGCACGCCGAGCCCTGGCCGCTGCGTCAACGCTGGAAGATGTAATGCAGATTCGCGACAAGGCCGAAGCACTTCGCGTGTACGTCAAGGCGGCTGCCGCCGGCCTTGAGGCTGCAAACGCTGCCGCCGAAATCAAACTCCGTGCCGAACGCAAGGCCGGCGAGATGCTGGCGGCGATGGAGAAGGACAAGGGAGGAAGGCCGATTGAAACCAGTAACAGCGCGTTACCGGTTTCAGTGCCCTCCCTCGACGACCTCGGCATCGACAAGATGCAATCCTCCCGCTGGCAACGTGAGGCGAAGGTGCCGGAAGAGGAGTTCGAGGCATACATCGAATCGTGCTGCTACGAAGGCAAGGAAGTCACGCAAGCCGGCCTGCTGAAGATCGCCAACGGCAGCCACGTCTCCCTCAACAGCGGAGAAAACGAGTGGTACACGCCGCCGGAATACATCGAAGCCGCTCGGGAAGCCATGGGCAGCATCGACCTGGACCCGGCGAGTTGCGAGACAGCACAGGCCAATGTGCTGGCAACGCGATATTTCGACATCGAAGACAACGGGCTCGACAAGCCATGGACCGGCAACGTCTGGCTGAATCCGCCATACGGCAAGGAAGTCATCGGGCTGTTTACGGAGAAGGTGGTTAGCGAGGCTGGAAGATTCCAGCAGGCAGTTGTCCTTGTGAACAACGCCACCGACACGGCTTGGTTTCACGACCTCGCATCGGTCGCGTCCGCAGCCTGTTTCATTCGTGGCCGCATCCGGTTTCTGGACAAGTCCGGCAAGCCTGCGAATACGCCCGTGCAGGGGCAGGTTGCCGTTTACGTCGGGCCGAACGTCGATGCTTTTCGCGAGGCTTTCGCGAGTTTCGGTGCGGTCGTGATCTTCGCTGGTGAATCCAATGCCAGGTAAGCCCACCCAATTTGAGTCCTACGCCGAACGCCAACGCCGCGAACTGGCTGAACGCAAGGCGATCCAGGAAGCGAAGCGTGACGAGACGCTCGAGCAGTGCGTCATCGCCTACCACGCTCACCGCGTGAATGGTGGGCAGAGCCGATGGTCTGACTTTCGCATCGACTGGTACAAGCTCAACGGTCACACATTGAAGGTGAACGATGGCAGGTGACTGGGTAAAAATGCGGTCTGCCCTACTGGCGAACCCGAAGGTTCACGCCATCGCCAAGGCGGTCGGAAGCGATCCGCGTGCGGTTGCGGCACTGACCTGCGGCTTGTCTGGCCGCCCAGATCGGGTCTTGTCGCGTAACGCGTTACGTTACGTCACCGTAACGGCGTTACTGTGCGTGTGGAGCAGCGCAAACGAGCACGCGGCGGAAGGAATCCTGTCGTGTTGTGACCTGGAAGACCTCGACGAAATCGCCGGATTGCCTGGATTTGGGCAGGCCATGGCCGCTGTCGGGTGGGCGGTTGCTGACGAGGCTGGCAAGTGCGTTTCGCTGCCTAATTTCAGCGAGCACAACACCCCAGCAAAGGACCGGACTGGTGCGGAAAGGCAGCGTCGCTACCGCGACAACCGTAACGGCAGCGTAACGGCGTTACGTAACGGCGTTACGGTAACGCAGAGAAGAGAAGAGAAGAGAAGAGAAGAAGAAATACAACCGGCTGCGCCGGTAGCTACGAGCGAACCGCCGAAGCGGCGGAAACGCTCGCAGCCCGCAGGCGGCATCGTGTGGACTGCTGACGCAGGGTGGCAGGGAATCACCGACGCCGACCGGCAGGAATGGCGTCTGGCGTACCCAGCGTGCGATCTGGCGGGCGAACTGGCGAAAGCCACGTCTTGGCTCAGGGGCAACCCTGCGAAGGCTCACAAGTCGAACTGGCGACGTTTCCTCGTGTCCTGGCTGACTCGCTCGCAGGACCGTGGCGGGACGAACCGCGAGCCCGGCAGGCGACCGGATGAGAAACCGCCGCCGAAGGTCTGGCGGGACCAGTACCGCCCGGCCCCGTACCGCACGCCCAAGGAAGTCGCCGCACTTGCATCGAGTCTGAAACTCACGGAGGAGGACACATGACCACCAGCACCCAACCAACCCTGACGCCCCGCCAGCGTGAAGTCTTGGACTTCATCCGCGACCGGACTAAAAGCTACGGCCCGACGATTCGCGAGATCATGGCCGAGTTCGGTTTCACGTCGCCCAACGGGGCCGTCTGCCACCTTGTCGCCCTGGAGCGCAAGGGGCTCATCCGCCGGCACGCCAACCAGATTCGCGGAATCGAGGTGACGGAATGAAACGCCGCAAGCCTTCCCCTCGTGCCGTGGCCGACGTGTGCCTTGCCTCGGCGTGGCGTGACGAGATTGACGACGAGTCGAGACTGCTGCTCGAGCAGGCCCACGACACGATCACTGAGCTGATGGCTCGGTTGGTCGCAACGTCCAAGGTGCTCGAAGTGGTCGAGGCCGAGATGGCGTCGATGCGGTTCCCGCTGTTGAACGATGAAGACCCGGGGATGGGGCTATGACACTCGAACAATTCGCCCTGATTTCACTGGGGCATATCAGTCTTGCCTGCACGTTCGTGCTTGGCATTTTGGTTGGGGTTTCACTCACGAAGAAAGGGATTTCACATGGCTACGGCAACGAAGGAACGGAAGCGTGGTGGCATCACATTGAGCGCCGCCGGTTTGAGGACTGCGCTCGCGGCTGTAAGCCCGGCTGTGCCAAGCCGAGCGGCAAGACCGGTCCTGACGAACGTCCGCCTCGGTGACGGGCTCGTCACGGGGACTGACCTGGAGGTGCGGATCGACGTGGCAATCGACTACCACGGCGACGCCATGCTGCTGCCTCACTCGCGGCTGCTGGCGATTCTGTCGGCCGCTGGCGGTGACGAGGTAACGCTCGAGCCCAAGGGCACGTCTTGCGTCGTGCGGTGCGGGCACGGCACGTGGACGCTCCCGGTGGAGGACGCGGCCGAGTTCCCGCTGTGGGAGCCAAAGGACGCGAAGCCGGTGACGCGGCTGCCGGCTGACCAGTTCGCCCGTGCGGTGCGTGGCGTTGTGTTCGCGGCCGACCAGGAGTCGAGCCGCTACGCCCTCGGGGCGGTGCTCGTGGACGTGAAGGATGGCGTGGTCAACCTCGTGGCTACGGATGGCCGCCGGTTGTGCTCGTGCGAGATGGAGCACGACCTGGCGGTCGATGACTCCGCGACGCTGGTGCCGAGCCGGGTGATGCAGATCCTGGCTCGCGTGGCCGTCACGGGTGACGAGGAGTCTGTGCAGCTCGAGGCCACTGGCAACGAACTGCTCGCGTCCATCGGCGGCACGACCGTCACGGCCCGGCTGACCGAAGGACGGTTCCCCCGGTGGCGCGACGTCATCCCGGCTGACGGTGCCGAGCCGACAACCGTGCTGTCGACGGCGTTGCTGTCGGCCACGAAGGCGGCGGCCATCGTGACCAGCGAGAACAGCAAGGGCGTGCAGTACACGTTCACCAAGGAGGGCATCCACCTGCACGGGCAGTCGGCCGAGGCTGGCGAGTCGAGTGTCACGTGCGAGATCGTCGAGTCCGGGCACACCTGCACGGTGAAGCTCGACCCGGTGTTCGTGCGTGAGTGGCTGTCGGGCCTGCCGGCGGATGGCGAGCCGACCGTCAGCGTCCAGGCGAAGGACGGCGAGTCGGCCGTCGTGCTGCGGACGGACACGTTCACTGGCGTCATCATGCCGCTGGCGAAGGACTGACGCATGGCCCAGCGTATTGACCATGACGCAATGCTGCGGCTGCGGTCTGAGGGGCTCACTACCACTCAGATCGCGGCCCGGCTGGGCTGCTCAGCGTCGGGCGTGCAAAGTGCGCTCCATAAGCTCGCTACTCCAAGGCGACAGAGCGGCCCTGCGCCGACGCTGTGTGACGCGACGGTAGTGCAGATGTGGCACGAGGGCGTGCGGTTGCAGGACATCGCCGACAAGTGCGGCGTATCGACCACGACGGTCTACGCCTACGCGAAGCGGCTTCAACTGCCGAAGCGTCCGCGAGCGTCGCGGCCGTCGTACGACCCGACGCCGGCTGAGATCGAGCGGCTGAAGGCGGAACTGAGAGAGAAGCACCTGGCGGAACGACGTTCGGAAACAGACGAGACGGCACGCATCAAGGCGTGGCGACATGGAAAGGAACTGACGGCATGACGAATCTGGCGAGACTGATTGGCGATGTGGAACGCTGGGCTGCCGAGCGTGGGATCTTCGCCCACTCGACACCGGCGGTACAGTTGCTCAAGACCGTGAGTGAGTTGGGCGAGTTGGCCGATGCGACGAACAAGCACGACCGGGATGGCGTCATCGACGGCATCGGCGATGTGCTGGTGACGCTGGTGATCTACTCGCGGCTCCAGGGCGTGACGCTCGAGGAGTGCTTGCACGCGGCGTACGAGACGATCAAGGACCGCAAGGGGCGGCTGACTGCGGAAGGCGTGTTCGTGAAGGAGGAAGCATGAGACTTGAAGAGACGAGCGTGAACGGTTCTGGACAAGCTGTGCGTGCGGCGCTCGGCCGCAAGGACAACTGGGAGCGTCACGGCCACTCGCAGTGGGGCTACGGCGTGGCCCTGGATGTGCTCGCTCTTGAGCGGCGAGTGTCGGCGTTGGAGCGAACGGATCATGACGCCGCGCCGCTCGCCAGCCTGGGCGCCGGCGATACACAGGAGCCAGTGGCTTTTGCCGTCATGTCTGGCGGCCGGGCGTATGACATCTACGACACTCGCGGCGAGGCTGAGGCGATATGCCGCTGGCTGTGCGAGGAGGAGTCTGGCGACATCTGGCGGGTTGTGCCGCTGGTGCCGGCCGACGCTACACCGCCACTGCACGCTCAGTCTGGCGAGTGCAGCGTGCCGCCAGAGTGTACGGAGATAGATGCGATGTCCTCTGCATCGCTTGGTTCTCACGCTGCGGCGTGGGCAGTCGAACACGGCGGGGACATTGTCTACGTCTCCATCCGAGCGCATGACGCGCAGGAATGGGCTGGTGGCGGTCCTGTGGATGTGGTGCCGCTCTACCGCCACCCGCAGCCGACGCTCACCGACGCGGAGCGGGAGGCGATTGAGACTGCGATGAACGCCTACGGCGAACATAACGACGACCCAGAGTGCGAGACGATTGAGGCAGCTCTTTGGGGGCTGCTTGAGCGAACGAAGTGAGAACGGCTGCATTGAGCAGCCCGAGAAAGGACTTTGATATGACGCAGGACGATGCCGGGTCTGCTCCAATGCGTGGTTCTCACTTCGACCGCGCCGCCGCAGACCATGCCATGTCTCGCGGCTGGATTCCGCACAAACCGGCAACGTGGCCGCACCGATACGCGACACTGAAACGTGACGTTTTGATGCTGCACCTGCGAGACAGCAAGGAAGTAGAGATTCCCGTTCCTGCTGGCAGCACGGTCAAACTCGTCATGGTGTCTAGGTTTGGGGACGTTGGCGTTACGGAAGACCTGACGGCAGAGAACGTGTACGGCGTGCGGCTGCCGCTGTGTGACCTGTGCAACTGGCGAGATGAGCCGTAAGCGTGAGAACGCCAGCGATCAGCGGCTTGTCCGCTGCATCGCGTGGTTCTGTGGCGAACTGAGCGTATTGGAAAACCAACGGAAATCGACGGATTGCGAATATGAATCGGGCGAAGAAAGACGAACTAAAATCGCTGGTTCGGCGAGCCGGTAACAAACCGCAACTGCCATGCTTCAAGGTGTTACATGTCCCCTCGCGCCACACTCACCTACACACTCCCCGATGACGAGCGTGACTTTCGTCTTGCATTGAGCGGAGCCGATGCCGTGCAACTGCTCAACGAGATCGAGCAGGCGTGCCGCGCCGTCGTGAGATACGAAGCCAAGCCGCACCCTAAGCGGCTGGCCCTCGCGGAAGAAATCCGCCGCATGATTCGCGAGAGCGGCGTGGACGTTGACGCTTGACACGTTCGGCATCCTGTGAACTGCCCCGGCGGAAACCGGGCGTCACAGGAGGACGTGCTATGCGTTGGATTCTCGCGTGTCTCGTTTCGCTGGCGTGCTTCACGGCTGAAGCTGCTGGCCCGGTCGTGATCGTCACGGCCCAGGATCATGCCGTGTCGATTGCTCGCAGGGGCGTGCTGGTGCATTCGGCGTGCAACCAGTACGAAGGCATCGGCATGGGGGCGACGCCGGAAGCGGCGAGAAGGAACTGCTGTTTCTTCGGCAAGCGTGTGATCGTCGAGGAAGGCGTGGCCTACTCGCCCGCCCGTCGCCAGTGGTTCGCTGTCATTCGCTATCGGTGAGAAGTGGCGATCACGTTCACCATCCCAGGCGAGCCCGTCCCGCAGCCGAGGCCACGCGTCTCGACTCGGGGCGGGTTCGCGCGGGCGTATGTGCCAGCGAAGCATCCGGTGCACGCGTACCGGGATGCGATTGCTGACGCTGCTCGAGCGGCTGGGGCTGGCGTGCACGGAGATCCGGTGAGCGTCGTGATCGACTTCGTGGCATCGCGCCCCAAGTCGCACTTGCGAAAAGGCGGAGTGAAGGCCGACGCCCCGGCGCTGCCCAGGTTCGACATCGACAACGCCACCAAGGCCGTGCTGGACTCGCTCAACGGCGTCGCATGGGAAGACGATTCCCAGGTCGCCCGCCTGGTGGTCGAGAAGTCATACGGCACGGAGGCACGGACAACCGTGCGAATAAGCGATGGCTGAGATAACCGCATCGGACGAGTTCGGCCGGGCTATCGCGGCGACGATTGCCGCTTGTCGCGTTCGCTCCGTCATTGAGATCGGTTCATGGGACGGCACCGGCTCGACCACCGTCATCATGCACGCCCTGGAGGGCGTCGAAGGACGGCGGCTAACGTGCGTCGAAGCAAACCCCGAGCGGCATGCGGCACTCTCAAGGCTCACCGCGTCTCGCGATTGGGTCACGACGGTCTGCTCACGCAGCGTCTCGCGTGAGGCGATGACGCCGAAGACGTTCGAGGAAGTTTGGCGGTCGCCGTACAACAGATTGCGGTATCGGCAAGAAGATGTGCAGCGGTGGTGGGATGAGCAGCCTGCCGGGCCGGGCTACCTCGACACGCTGACGGATGAGACGTGGGACGCGGCACTCATCGACGGGTGCGAGTTCTGCGGCTGGGATGATTACCGGCTGCTCCACAGTCGCGTCAGGGTTTTGATGCTGGATGACGTTTTCTCGGCATACAAGTGTGCCCAGGCTGACGATCACCTTGACATGTGCCGCCGTGGCCAGTGGTCGTGCATTTGGCGGTCGGCGTTCGTGCGGAACGGAGCGAGCATATGGGTGCGGATCTGAACGTGGTCGCAATCGCGACCAGCGTGAACTACTCGGATTACCTGCGTTTCTGCCTAGCGTCCCTGCAATATGCAGGCATTCAGGCTTACGTGATTACAGAGCAATACGACTCTGCAATCGAAATGGCGGGACGTTTTGGCGCGACGGCCGTCGTGTTCGACGGCTGGCGTAGCGGCGGCGCTCTATTCAACAAGGCTGGAGCGATACGGCACGCACAAAAGCTTGTTCACAAAGACCACCCCGACGCGTGGTACTTGATTGTTGACGCAGACATCGTGATGGAGCGGGATGCTCGGCAAATCATCAACGAGCATGTGAGTGACGAGTCTGCCATCTATTCGACGCGGAGGATCGACTTTCGCACGCAAGCGGACTTGCTAGCCGGGAAGGCAGCGAAGACGTATGGCGGCATGTTCTCCGGTTTCTGGCAGTTGTATCGGCGGCACGTTTTGTATCCCGAATGGTCGCGCACCGCAGAGGGATGCGACCTGACGTTTGCCGCGCAATTTCAGTCGGCTCGCGTGTTGCCGATGGTTGTCGCCCATTGCGGCCAGGAAGGCGTGAACTGGGAGGGGCGGCGATCGCCGATGTGGTAATGAATATCACCGTCTCAGCGTACAACCGCCCCGAGTACCTGCAGCAGACGCTTGCTGCATTGCGGTCGTGCGATGGCATCGAAGGCTGTCGCGTGCTGGTGCTGATCGACCCGTCAGAGGAGACGTCGCATTCCGTCGCGATTGCGACGCGGCACGGATTCAATTCGTACACGCATCCCGAGCGGGTTGGATGCAACGCGGCGATCCGCAAGGCGCTCGCGGTCGGGTTCGTGGAGATGGGCAGCGAGTTTCACGTCCACTTCGAGGATGACACGGTGCCGACGAGAGACTGCCTGCGATGGTTCGCGTGGGCTCGCGACCACTACCGCGACGATCCAGCCGTGATGAACGTGAGCGGCTACCAGCGGGCGAGCAATGGCTGCCTAGGCGAGTGCGGGCTGCGACGCTGGTTCACGCCGTGGGGCTGGGCGACGTGGCGTGACCGCTGGCTGGGGCTGCATCTGGGCTGGGTGCAAGGCGACGCTCAATCGTGGGATGTGATCGTGAATCACGCCCTGCGGGCAGGGCGATACGAAGCGTTCCCAACCGTGAGCCGCATCCAAAACATCGGTGCCGAGAAGGGGACGCATGTCCCGAGTGCCGAGTGGCACGCGGCGAATCACCATGTCGCCGTGACGGCGGATGACATCTGCGGTGCGACGCCCGAGGTATGGACGGAGGTTCGACGCGATGAACGTGCAGATCACGATTGACGAGATCGAGCGGCACCGGCCCGACGTGCTGCTGCCGCCAGATCCCGAGTTCGCGGAGGACTACGCGGAGGCGGTGCGGTTCGGTCGCGAGGCGGCGGCTGAGAAGAGCGTGGCCATCGTCGGGATATGCAGGAATGCCATGCCATTTTTGCCGCAGACGCTGCGGCTCATTGAAGAGACGGGGGCGATGTTCCGCGAGTGGTCGGCGTACCTCGTGGAGAACGATTCGACCGATGACACGAAGGACGTGCTGAAGTCATGGGCCGACAACCGCCAGCGGTGCGTCAGTCTGAATGACTACGGTCGCCCGCACTTGAATCACACCATTGCCCCCGAGCGGACGCACGCTCTCGCGGAGTATCGAGCCGACTGCCAATCGTGGGTGCGACATGGCAAGCATCCCGACATGGTGCTGGTCGTGGATACCGACCCGTGGGGGGGCTGGAGCGTTGATGGCGTGGCGACGAGCGTGGCCCACATGGAGTGGGATCAGTCGTGGTACGGGCTCGCATCGTACTCATGGGCCGAGGTTCAGATCGCCGGGCCGGAACCGATCCACTATGACGCGTTTGCCGCGCGGCTGAACCACTGGGCGAGGCGTGGCCAGCAATGGTTTCATCACTGGCACCCGCCGGTCGGCGGCCCGCCGGTCGAGTTCAACTCCGCGTTCGGGCAGTTGTGCCTCTACCGCACTCGCCGGTATCTGCAGGGGACGTACACGGGTGAGGACTGCGAGCATGTGTGTCTGCATTGCAGCATCGCCCGCAACGTAGAAATCGACGAAGGCGACTACTACGAAGGGCCGAGCCATACCCGTTTGGGTCTGAATCCGTCCAGCCGATGCGTTTCATTTTGGGTGCCCAATGGCCGGTAACACCGCAGTCATCGACCGGGCTACGCTCAAGGCCCAGTGGGATTCGTACATCCCCCTGCAGGTGATCGCGGCACACTGGACCGTCTCGGTCCACCAACTCATTCGGCTGCGGGTGGTCTGGCAGTTCCCGCCGAGGAATGATCGCAAACGGCGATACAAGCCGAGCCGGGCCGAGCGGCTGCTTGACCTGAGCCCGGCGGAACTGGCGGCGAGCGAAAACAGCCTGGCACTCGCGCCGCTGGTTGCCGAGCGGGTGACGGTCGTGCAGGCGTGGTGGACGCCCGAGGATCGAGCCGAGCGTGAGATGACGAGCAAGGCCGAGCCGCTGCGGCTGGCACCGCTTGACCTGCCGCGAGAGTTCGTCGATGCCGAGGAGGAAGGCGACGCCTTCTGGTAGGCGTTTCTGCATGGATTCATCGCGAGGGTGGTAAACCGAAAGGACGCCCACACGAGGAACGCCGTCATGGAAAACTACGGTGCCACGCCTGCCGAACTGACCCAGTACGGGAATCTCAACCTTTGGCAGTCGCTCATGCTGCTGCAGCGGTGGTCGCCGCTGATTGGCTACGGCCAGCGGTTTGTGAACGAGGTCGATCCGTACCGCAAGAGCCTGATCGTGGGCGAGGCTGCGGAATGGCTGGCGAGCCAGACGAAGGCCCAGGCCGACGATCAGCTCGTGCGGCTGCTGGCTGACCTGCTCAAGACGCCGCAAGGTGAAGCCATCGTGCGGTGGATTCTCCTGCAGGTGGAGGCCGTGCGGTGAGTTATGACGTTGCATTTCGTGTCGTTGCCCTTGCTCTTGCGGCGGCTCTACTCGCTGCTCCCTACGGGGCACAAATCAAAGCCCTCGCGTACCGTGCGGTGGAAGCCGGAAAAGCGAAAGCCGGGCTCCTCGCACGAATCGCAGCCGCCGGCCTGCTGATCGCCGCCGCCTGGGGCAAGGTGCCGCTGCCGACGCTTCCGGTCGCCCCGGCCCGTGTGACGGTTGAGACACCGAGTGACGAGATGCAACGCCTTGTTACGCCGATTGCCGACGCCCTGCGCGGTGCGTCGCCTGTAGATCGTGCCCTGTGGGCCGAAGTCTGGACGAAGGCCGCGACCGTGGCGGCTGGCGATGCCGTCACGACCGAGGTGGTGTTCACCGACACTCGCAGCCTGCGGGCGTTCACGGCCCTCGCCGTGGACATCGCCTGGCGTCGCATCGGGCAGCACGTGCCGGGCTCCAACGAGTCGCTGCGGAAGGCTGTAGAGGCCGCCTACGGGGCCGCTCTGGGCTCCGACGTAGTTCCGGTCACTGCGGACCTGCGGGGCCGTTACGTGGCGTTTTGCAAGGCCGTGGCATGGGCCGGCGTCAACGGGGGCTGACGCATGGCTGAGCATGGCATGGGCTATTTGCCCGATCCCGCCGGTGCCGCCGCATTCGTGGCGACTTTGCCGCATCCGACGCTGGCGACGGCCGGGCCTGACCTGCGGGCGGCTGGTCAGGACGTGATGCTCTACCCGGCCCTGCTCAAGTGCGACCGAAACTGGCGGCGTGGCTCGCAGGGTAACGTCGGCTCGTGCGTCGGCTGGGGCGCATCGCTCGCCGTGGACGTTATCGCGGCCTGCGATATTCATTGGCGGAACGAGCCGGAGACGTGGGTGGGCCGCACAATCGAAGCGAGCCTGTACGGGTTCTCCCGTGTGGAGGCTCGCGGGCAGCGAACGAACACCGGCGGCGACGGGTCTACCGGGTTTCACGCCGCGAAGAGCATCCGTGACTTCGGCTGCCTTCACTATGGCGTTGACTACGGCGGCTTAGTAATCCGTGAGGATAGTAAGCAGCAGCGGGATCGCGAGTGGGGCCGCAACGGCGTGCCCGACGCGCTGGAGCCGTTCGCCAAGCAGCGGCGGTGCGCCGAAACGACGCTCGCGGTGAACTTCGACCAGGCGGCTGCCGCGATCAGCAACGGCTACCCGGTGGTCGTGTGCAGCGGGCAGGGATTCAGCATGAGCCGCGACGATGACGGCTTTTGCAAGCCGGGCGGCGTCTGGTGGCATTGCATGTGCTTCATCGGCGTTCGCTACGGCAAGCGGCCGGGGCTGCTGTGTGCCAACTCGTGGGGCGACTCCAACACGGTTGGCAAGCATTACCCGCACGACATCCCCGAGGCGGTGCGGAACTGCTCGTTTTGGAGCGACG